CCCGCGCCACCGCCCAGCAACCCGACTCGACGAGGTGACCAGATGAGCAGTACCAACATCCAAGGTGCGGCCGGCAAGCTGACCGTGTGCAACCACTCGTGGAGCCGGACGGGCCTTTACAGCGCCGTTCGACAGGTCGCCATGCTCGACATCGAGGGCGATGCCACCGAGGAAACGCAGGGCCAGTGGGAAGCCGCGATGGCTGCTGACGCCCGCCGGCTGGTCGCCTGCTGGAACGCCTGCCTGACGCTCCCCACAGAAATCATCGAGCAAGGCTTGGCCGAGTCACTGATGCAGGCGAAAGAGATCGGCCGCGACGAAGCGATCCACGCTGTAGCCAAGCGCGTGCAAGACCTGGTCGACGCTCTGGCGAAGACCGAGACATACCTGCTCGAACGCCTGAGCAGCAACCCAGGCAGCACCGGCGCGACCGTGATCCTGCCGCTGATCCGCCGGGCGATCGAGGGCGCGGGCGTGGCGCCAACGCCTTCTGGCTGGAGCGATTTCCCCGCAACCTGAGGAGATGACCATGAGACACGACGTGATTTCCGCGACGCTGCCGGTCGACCAACTGGCTATCGCAATGAATTCGATGGCTGCCAAATGGGGCCCGCGCCAAGTTGCGGATGCGGCCAACATGATCGACAACGAGGCCAGTAGGGTGTGGACTCTTGAGCTGCTTTCCCAAGTAGACGAGCAGCTGACGCAAGAGGTCGCCCAGGCCGCGAACATGCGCATGCTGGACCGCGACGAAGCCGGATTCAAGCGCTGGTCAAACGCTGAGCTGGTCGCGTACCTGAACTACGCGCACCCTTTGATGTTCCCGCGCTGGATCGGCGTTGACATGGCACGGCCCGAGTTGCCGAATGCCGGCCTGCTGGTCGAGCACAAACCCGGCGCGCGGGTGAAGGGCGGTGCGCTGTGACCCGCTTCGAGCGCATCGCCGCCGGCATCGGCTGCTGGGTCGTCTCGATCCTGATCGCCATCGCAATTGGCAGCTTGGCTGCTGGGGGGTTTTGAACATGGACAAGCGCAAGAGCGACGAGTTCAAGGCCGGCGAGGGCTGGCTGATCGTGCTGATCCTCTACCTGTTCGCAGTGGCGTGCTTCGGCACGCTGATTGGAGCCTGACATGAAGTTCACCCTCTACAAGGACAAGGCCGGCGAATGGCGCTGGAACCTGAAGGCCAGCAATGGCCGCATCGTGGCCGACTGTGGCGAGGGCTACAAGCGCCGAAGCTCGATGGTACGCACTCTGTGGCGGGTCTTCGGGTTCGGCGAGATGCTGACGGCCCTGGAACGCGCGGTCAGCGCAAAGGAGCAGTAGCCATGTCCCGCCTGACACCCCGCGGAGCCCTCGACGACGAGCGCGAGATCCTGCTAAGCGTCACCTCGCGCCGGCCGCTGGAGCTGGTCCACAACAGCTGCTCCAAGGCCGTGCTCGACGAGCGCCACGCCTGGCAAGACAGCCTCGCCGAGTGGGCCATGAACAACCAGCCGGCCCGGCACGTGGGCTGTTCTTCGGCCTGCGCGGATCAGGGCGAGTGCGACTGCTCCCACGCCTACGGTGGGCCGCGGCAGCCGCGCCGGATCGCTCAGCCGGGCCCGAGCCTGTGGCTGCGGATCAAGCTGTGGTTGACGAGCTTCAGCGCCGGGTGGGGAAAATGATCGAACTGGCACGTGACAAAGACATCCGCGAGGCGTGCAGCCAGCTCCGCACGGCCATGGGGAATCCGGTGATTTCCGGCGTCGGAGAACAAACGCTGGCGGGGCAAACCATGCGAATGGCTGCTGACATCATCGGGAAGGCTCAGCAGTGGCGCCCGATCGATACAGCGCCGACAGATGGAACGGCGATTTACCTGCATGAGGATGGCCAAGTCTTCCGAGGCTACTGGATCGAAATCCCGTTCAAGGAATACCGCGACGGTGATGGGCACTATGTAGGCCAAGTGGACGCCGAATCCTTCTGGATGAACAACGAAACCGGCGACCGCTGCGATCCAACGCATTGGCAGCCGGAAGTGTTGCCGCCACCTCCGGAGCCAGCCTGATGGACACGGCCGCCGGTATTTGCGCGCAAGCCTGGCGCTGGCTCCGCGAGTTCGTCAGCGACATCTTTGACGACATCGACGCCAAGCTGCACAACGACCACCGCAGCTGGTGGGACGAAGACTGATCACCAACCAACGAAGGAACACCAATGGAATCGAAATCTTCAAGCTCGGCGAGCAGCAGCGGCATCAGCGCAATCGGCCTGCTCGGCGTCGTCTTCGTGCTGCTGAAGCTGTTCGGCCTCACCGAAGTGGCCACGTGGTCGTGGTGGTGGGTCACGGCGCCGTTCTGGGGCGGCTTGGCCGTGGTCCTGGCCATCGTCGCTATCGGCCTGGTGGTCTCCGGCATCATTGTCTTGCTCGACCGCTGACCACCCGCCACGACGGCATGCGCACAAGCAACGACCCGCGGTTCCGCGCCTTCATGGCGAAGGTGCTTGAACACGCGATGACCACACAGCGCACACCATCATTCCGTGAACAGGCGTTGCGCATCAGCAAAAAGCTTGGTCTGACAATGACTTGCGATGTCATCGAGCGCGAATTAGAGAGGTCAACCCACTATCGCAGGCCTTGACACGGCAGACTCACAAACATGGCTGTTTCTTCAGGCTTTAGGCCTTTCGCAACAGCCGCCCGAGCCCCTCAACTCTGCGGGGAGCCTCTCAAGGAAATCCGGGGAGAGGCAACAACAACACCGAGCAACACGAGAGAGAGCGAAATGACCACCACGACCAAACCCGTCGAGCAACTCGACATCCTCGAACTGCAGCCGAAGCCCGAGGCGGCCCTGCCAGCGGTCCAGCAGCAGCATTCCATGGCTGTGACGCCGTCCGACCTGCTGCGCGTCGCTATGGAGCGCGGCGACGGCGACCTTGACCGCCTGGAACGCCTGATGGCGATGCAGGAGCGCTACCTCGAAAGCCAGGAGCGCGAGCGCATGCGGCAGGCCGAGTTGGCCTTTGCCCGCGACTTCGCTGCCTTCAAGGGCGAGAACATCATCATCCCGCGCACGAAGGCCGTGAACCGCGGCCGCGGCGGCTCGTTCATGCAGGCCGAGTTCGAAACCGTGTGCCGCATGCTGGCGCCGGCCCTGGCCAAGCATGGTTTCGGCTTCCGCCACGACATGCGGTTCAGCACGAAGGAATGGCCGACGCCGGAGAACCCGAACGCCATCTGCGGCTGGGTGTGGGTGACCTGCTTCCTGGAGCATCGCGAGGGCTTCTCGAAGAAGCTGGAGCTCGAAGGGCCGCCCGACGACCAGAGCGTCAACAGCCCGGTGCAGAACATGCAGTCGACGGCCAGCTACCTCAAGCGGCAGTCTCTGCTGGCGATCACCGGCACCTCGACCAGCGGCGAAGACGACGAGTCGAAGGCTGCGCGCGGGAACCTGGATGCCGACCGCGGCGAGTTCGACGACCTGCTGACGGCCGGCCAAACGGCGGCGATCGACGGCACCAAGGCCCTCACCGCCTGGTGGGCCACGCTCGACGGCAAGCAGCGCAACCTGATGAACAAGGAATTCGGAGCCCTCAAGCGCGCGGCCGCGGCCAACGATGCTCCGATCGACCACAGCCAGGAGGCGCGCAATGCCCGGTGATCTCGTCATCCGCTGCTCGTCGATCGGACGCCTGATGGCTACGCCGCTGAATGACGACTTGGACCCAGGCTACGTCACGCCCGAGCTGCAGGCCATCATCGCCAAGACGAAGCGCACCGACGCCGAGAAGGCGCTGCTCGACCATGCCCGGCGCAACAGCCTGTCCGCCGGCGGCAAGACCCACGTGCGCGAGCTGCTGCGAGAGGAAATCTACGGCTACACGCCGTCGGAGATCCAGACGCGGCCGGTGCTGAAGGGCATCGCCGTCGAGGCCCAGTGCATCGAGATGCTGGCCCGGCTCACCGACCGCCCGCTGGTGAAGAACACCGAGCGCCGCACCAATGGCCTCATCAGCGGCGAGTGCGACGTGTTCGACGCCGAGATGAGCCGCGGGCGCGACGTGAAGGCGCCCTACTCCATGGAGACGATGCCGATCGCGCTGGCCGACTGCTACGACAGCGGCTACGAATGGCAGATGCGCGGCTATCTATGGCTGTGGGATGCGACCACCTGGTGCGTCGACTACGTGCTCGTCAGCACCCCCGACGACCTGATCGGCTTCGAACCGACCGACCTGCACTTCGTCGACCACATTCCCGAGCACCTGCGGGTCACCACCTGGGCTATCCAGCGCGATCCGGCGGCCGAGGCGCTGATCGCCGACAAGGTGGCCGCAGCCCGGCGCTACTACCGCCAGGTCGTTGCCGAGTTCGACCGCACGCACGCCAAGCGCGCGGAAGAGACGAAGGGGGCCTGAGCCATGAAGGTGCTGTTCCTCGACATCGACGGCGTGCTCAATAGTGCGAAGACGTGCTGCGCGTTTGGTGGCTACCCATTCACCATGGATCACATCGGCGCATTCGACCAAGCAGCTATACGGCTTATTCAGCGCCTGTGCGATCAAGGTGTTCAGGTAGTCCTCTCATCGTCGTGGCGCAATGACAAGGACTGGGAGACATACGGGCCGGGGCTTGGCTTACCGATCATCGATCGCACGCCATCATCCATGGGGCCGCGCGGCAGCGAAATCAAACAGTGGCTGGACGCGCACCCTGAAGTCGAGCAATACGCGATAGTCGACGACGACAGAGACATGTTGGCCGAGCAACTCCCGCGCTTCGTGAAGACCAATGGCGAAGAGGGCCTGACCTTCGCCGACTATCGCAAGCTCTGCGAGCTGTTCGGCATGAACCCATGGGACGGCGCACCGCGGCAGCGTCACTGGAAAACAGGCCACGCAATCGACTGGAGCGACGCGTGATCAAGCGCAAACCCTACGAGCGCAAGCCGGCCGCATTGCCGAAGCCCCTGGGCCGGCGCGTGCGCGAGGCGGTGATCAGCGACACCGCGGCGCCGATTGTGAAGGATGCGCCGTTCCGCTCCGAGGCGTGGCTGAAGGCGGTTCGGTCGCTGCCATGCATGCGCTGCTTCATCGAAGGCCAGAGCCAGGCGGCCCACCGCAACGAAGGCAAGGGCATGGGCACCAAGACCGATGACAGCCTCACCGCGGCCCTTTGCCAGCCCTGCCACGCGGAGATCGACCAGGGCGCAGGCATGACCCGCCAGGAGCGCCGCGAAGCGCTGGACGTGGCCATCCTGATGACGCTCCGCGCGCTGGCCAGGCGTGGGCTGGTGAGGCCGGCATGATCTTCCGCTTCGAACTCCGCGACGCGATCAGCGGCATCATCACCTGGCGCGCCTACTGGAAGAAGCTGCGCCAGCTGCTCGAAGAAGGCAGCCGGATGCACTGCGAGTGCAGCGACGGCAAGACGCGCGAGCAAGAGCGCCTGTGTCACAGCTGCTACCGCGATCTGTCGCGTGATGCACTGCTAGGCGGCAGGCAAGCCACGGCGGCCGAATGGAAGGAATCGCTCAAATACAGCTTCTGGCTGGCGACCGGAAACGACCCCGACTTCGTCAACGACTGGCGCGGCCGGGCGCCGACGCAGGTCCCGCTCGTCGACGGCGATGGCTACGTGCTGACGCCGGTCGAGTCCAAGCGCTTCACGAAACGGCTCTACGGAGCATTCATCAGCTTCATTCATTCCGTTGGCGATGCTCGCGGCGTGCAATGGAGTGTCACCAGCCTGGGCCGCGATGCCCCGGTCGACCCCACCTGACCACCAACCGAAAGAGCACCATGACCACCACCACGACAAGAATTTACCTTGCACGCGTCGGCGACAAGAAGCGTCTCGTCCGCGCCAGCCACCCCGGGCCAGTCGTGAGCTTCGTCTCGCGCAGCCTCATCAAGGTCAGCATCCCCACGCAGGACGAGCTGATCGAGTGCGCCAAGGCCGGGATCCTGCCGGAAGACATCAACGCCCAGCCCGACCAGTTGCCGCTCGGCGGCTGAACAGTTTCAGGTCGCGAACCGTGCGGCTGCTCTCTCATCACCCTCCCAGCCCTGGGCCGCTCCGGCCAGGGTTTGCCGCACGGACGCAGGCATCACGCCCTGCCGGCCTCTTTCTTCCCACCCTGGCGCCTGAAGGCGTCGACAACCCAAAGGAGCCATGAAGTGCCATTCGAACTGCCCAATAAAACCAAGGTCCGCGTCCTCGACGTGAGAACCCTGGCCGCGAAAGACCGCAAGCCGGATGAGCCGCCCGGCGCACAGCTGCTGCTTCAGGCCACGCTGCCTGTGGACTCGCTGACGATGTTCGACGGCTTCTTGCCCGGCATGCTGTACCGCAGGGCCGGCGGTAGCGCCCAGAGCGCCCTGGACGGCCTGGAAGGGTCGGAGCTGACCTCCATCGGCGAGCACGTGAAGCGCATCCCGTGGGCCTACGAGCAGACGGGAATCGAAATCGAAGTCGACCGCGGCCTCGGCGGCAAGCGCAACCTGACGCTCGATGACTGCCGCATGCATGGTGTGGTCCTCATGCCCCAGCAGGCCGGCAGCGTAAAGACGCAGTGGAAGATCGACGCGCCGGCCCTTTCCGACGACATCCGCGGCAAGCTGACCGGGCTCAAGGCCACCGAGATCGAGATGCTGCTGCTGTTGCCGGTTGTCGACGAGAGCCAACAGCAGATCCCGGGCACAGCCGGCACAGACCCCAACAAAGCCCCCGCCGTGCCCCCGGAAGACGCCACCACGGCGTTTGTGAAGTCCGCCAAGGGCAAGGTCGTCACCCTCGACGGCAAGCGCTGATCCGCCTCAGGCGGTTGTGGAGAGGTCGGCCACCTTGAGTGGCGCCGGAAGCGTAACCGGCTAAACACCAAAAGGAACGCACACCATGAACCCCGCAGCACTCTCGGCCCTCGTAAAGGGCGACATCGACAACTTCGTGACCGCCAGCACACCGGGTGGCATTGAGGCCCAGGAAGCGCAAGGCCAGCGCCAACTGGTTGCCAGCGAGCAGATCCCGAAGGAAATCATCGGCGCAACGCGCGAGCAACTCACCGCACTGGGCTTCGAGTTCGGCGCCGATGTCGATGAACTCTTCGTCGCCTGCAAGCTGCCGGCCGGCTGGAGCAAGCGCGCCTCTAACCACAGCATGCATTCCGACCTGGTCGACGACAAAGGCCGCGTGCGCGCCGGCATCTTCTACAAGGCCGCGTTCTACGATCGCCGCGCCGACATGCGCATGAATCGACGCTTCAACCCGTCTACCTTCGAGGAAGGAACGCAGCCGGACCATTACCGCGCTGTCGTCAAGGACGGCGACCAAGTCGTCGCTGAGTTTGGCGAATGGCACCGCAAGAACTTTGACTTGGAGTCGGAGCTTGGCGCCAAGGCCACCGAATGGCTCGACGCCAACAAGCCCGAATGGCGCTCCGTTGCCGCCTATTGGGACTGATCACCAACCCGAGGCACGAAGAGGCCAGCAACACGAGAGAGCCCAACCATGGACCTGAAGACCGAGACGGCGCTGAACCTTGCGAAGCGCGAACTTGAGAACTGCATGCACAACGCCCACAAGGGCCATGTGTGCTTTGATGGCGATGACTTCCACGAGGCGCTGACTGCCGTTACCGAGGCTCTTGGCACCTCAGCATCCGAGCGCCAGCAGGGTGGGGAGACGCTGGAAGTGCGACTCAACGACTCCGGCGCGCTGGACGAGATCGTTGGCGCCGGCCGCTTCCACATCGAACAGATGGACAGCGGCCACTGGTGGATGCTGCTGGAAGACCAGCAAGGCGCCGCAGTTCACGTCCACCTGACGGCGAAGGGTGCCATCAAGGCCAGCCACGAAGCTGAACGCCGAGACCATGCGCCGGCCGCCACTCGGGCGGGGGAGGCGGAAGCCCAGGAAGCGCTGCAGGCGATCCTGAACATGGATGTGAAGGGCCACAAGTTGCAGGACCGGCTACAGTTCTCCGACGCCGGCCGTGCGCTGTTGCTCAAGGCCAAATCAGCACTCGCGGTTCAGGCCGCCAAGGCCCTTGATGACCCGCGTCTGCAAGAGCTTTTCACCAGCACGATCGACGGGGCATTGACATCGGGCTACCAGGGCGTCGCGCCCGCGCCTGCCGGTCACTGGCTCGAACAATGGTGGAAGCGTGGCGATGCTGTTCGTCGGCATGAAGAGGCGCTCGCCGCCCAGCCCCCACAAGCACCGCCTGCCGCGCCATCGGCGGAGCAAGGGGAGGCGCCAAACGACAAGGCCTTGCGGTGCATGCGAGGCCTAATGGGCGCGGTGAACGCCTACGAAAAGGCGTCAGGCTTCGGCGGCTGGTACGCCGAAGAGGTGCAGACGTGGGTCAACAGTCTCGCCAAGCACCTCGGCGTCAAGGTCGAGTTCGGGTGCGGCGCTGAGAACCCCGTGTCCACCCAGCCGGCCGCGCCAGTGGGGCCTGTGCTGGTGCCGGTGGAGCCTGCGGAAGGCACGATGATGACGGCGTTGCGGCAAGCCCTCGTGGCCTTGGAAGACGCTGGCAGCATGTGGTTCAAGCCTGGCGACGTTGGTCGACGGCTGGCTGCAATCGACGCCATTCAATCTCTTCTCGCCGCCGCTCCCAAGACGGGAGGCGCCAATGGCTGACACCACCGCAGGCACCCACCTCATGACTGAGGCTGAATACAACGCGCTTTCGTCCGAGATGAAGGGCTATGCCTGCTACATGTACGGCGAATGGCCCGGAGCAGGCGCTTGGCTCAAGGCCTGTCCGTTCGACAAGGAAAGACAGCCGGTCGAGCACGCTGAATTCTGCAAGGGTGAGTTCGCTGCGATGCTGGTCGCGCAAGAGTTGGAGGATTGACCATGGCTGACGACATCACCGCCAAGCTGGTCGAGGCGCTGACCGATCTGACCGACGCCTACAACCAGCGCCTTCCGTTGCGTGAGAAGCCACATCTTTGGACCGCGGCCTTTGAAGCCCTTGCCGAGTACCTAAAGGCCAAACGCCAGCACACCGAAGCGCAGGCCGGCGGGACGGGGGGGGCCGACCCGTTTGGCAGCAAAGCGTTCGCGGCATACCTGAAAGACTGCGATGACTGCGCCATCGTGCCGGACGTTGCGGGGGCGTTCAACGGAGGTTGGACTGCCAACCGCGCCGCCCTGGCAGCCGCTCCAGCAGCGGCGCAAGGGGATGTGCGAGAGCAGTTTGAGGCGTGGTATGCGGAACGGCCGGACGGACTATTCACAAAGGAGGTTGCCTTGCTGTCTGCGCAACACTTCCACGAAGCCGGCCGCCAGCAAGGCATGGATCAGGCCAATGCCCTCTGGGAGATGGCGAAGACCGAAACCACTGGCGACCGTTGCGCCCCATGCACCAAGCGCTGCGACGACTGCCCGATTGACTGGGCTCGGCTGACGGCTGAGCCGACGACACCGAGCAAGGCCGCAATACTCGACGCGGTGACGAAGCTGTTCCCACGTTGGCGCGAGGACATCCAGGAGAAGTTCGTGCTCCAGGTGGCCAGCGCGGTGCTTGCGCTGCGTCCGGCCGAGATGGCGAAGGCTGAGCAAGCGGTGCCGGTGGCGAGCCAGTGGATACCGATGCACGAGCGCGCGCCAGCACCAGACACCGACTGCGTGGTCTACCTGCGCTACTCGCTCGACCGGCCACCCTTCATCGCCACCGACCGCTGGGAGATGCAGAGTGAAGACCCGACCGGCATGGGCGGTCCAACGATGGAGACGGGATACGGCTGGCGCGACAACTTCGAAAGCGACGTGATCGCCTGGATGGCTGTTGGCGAGCTGCCGCCGGAAACATGGGACCAGCGGCTGCCAACGGCTGGCACCACCGAGCAGGCGAAGGAGCAGAAGACGTGAGTGACCGCGTGAGCGCCAAGCAACAACGTTTCCTTGAATTGGTCGAGGTAGCGAACAGGCCTGTCACGATTATCGAGGTGATGGAGGAAAAGCGAAGCCTGCCGCACTACGTCGGGAACGATTTCGCCTACTCCTGGGGATTCCTCTCCGAAGGCGCGGCTACGAGATGGCTGCAAAACCTTGAGTCGAGGGGGTTCATCACCATCGAAAAGGACACCTTCGTTCGAATCACAGACTCCGGTCGCGCAGCCATCGCCCAGCAGCGCGGCAGCGGCGAGGGTGGCCAATGAAAATCTGTTCTTCCTGCAAGCAATCATTTCCTGGTGGCATGTTTTACCGTGACTTCAGCAAGAAAGATGGGCTGCACCATCAGTGCAAGACATGCGCCACAAAACGCCGGGCCGAGAACGGCTACAAGCGCCGGCCACCAGTAGATCAGGCTCGTGATAAGGCCAGAATAATGGCGCGCGATGCTCTAGCTAAAGGGCTGCTGGTCCGTGAGCCGTGTTTCATGTGCGGCGCCGAGGCTGAGATGCATCACCCAGCCTATTCGTCGCCGTTGCTGGTTACTTGGCTGTGTCGACCGCACCACCTACAAGTTCACCGCGAGCTGCCGCCGGCTTCGCGTTCTATCCTTGCTGTGAACATGGCAACCGGCGAACGCAAAGTGCTGCCGTCAATGAGTGCCGGGCTGGATCATGGCTTCAAGCCGCGATCAATCTCCCTCGCCTGCAACGGGCACCAGAGAAGCCACCAAGGCTGGTTCTTCTCATTCATCGAGCAAGTTGGAGATTAGGTATGAACCCATCAGCGCAAGCCGCGCTACAGGCGCTGGAAGACCTGTACTGGATACTTCCGAAAACCGCTGCGCCGTTTGTCACGCTGCGCCAGTTCATAGAGGGCGCGGAGAGGGATCGCGTGGATGCTGAGCGGTACCGGTGGCTGCGCGACGTGAGTGAACCCGGCATTTGCGCCTTCTACTTGTCGGTTGGCATGGCGTTCAAGGGCGTCAAGTTCGCCCGCGAAACCGTCGATGCAGCGCTCGATGAGCAGATTTCCACCGGAGGCCACTCCGGCCCGACCTCCGGCGAATCACCAGGGCCATCAACGAAAGGATGAAGACATGCCGACTCTTTGCTCCATGTGCGGAGGAACCTACCGCTACTGCGAGAGCTGCCGAGGTAGTTGGATTCGCGCCACCATGTGCCGCGTGACAAACCTGTTCTCGCGCTCGCCGAAGCGCTGCAGCAAGGTCATTCCGATCTCGAAGCAGCCTTGACCAACCGCCCCGCGTGAGCTGTCAGCGCGCGGGGCTAGCGCTTCTTCGGTACCTTGCCGCCGGCCTTCTTGGCCTCCGACAGGCCGATGGCGATGGCCTGGCGCTTGTCGGTGACGACGGGCCCCTTCTTGCTGCCGCTGTGAAGCGTTCCAGCCTTGGCCTCCTTGAGAGCCTTCTCGACCTTCTTACCCGCAAGCGGGCCGTACTTTCGTGCCATGGTGCCTCCTGGTGATCGCCGGGCAACCAGCACACAGCGCCTTCACGTACCCAGCTTTGATGCGTACGCCAGCTGCCCGGCGCGTGGATTATGGCGCTGCAGTCGCTCTATGCAGCACCCTTGACCTTCTCAACGGTGCGGAGTGCTCCGAGACCGAGCAACCCAAACAGCAACGAGTAAAGCTGCTCCGAGGCCAAGCTGGGAAGCGCTGGCACCTGGTGCCCAGAGATGGCTAACCCATACGTCACAACCGGTCGGCCGATCGTGTCCCAAGCCAGCGCGGCGGCACATACCCAGCCGATCGCTGGGCGCCAGTTGCGCTGCATCGGGCTCGCGCCGCTGGCGTCTGCCTTGTTCACGTCCACCTGGGCCAGCGCCAGTTTCACCTGCGCATCCAGCTCAGCCAACTCGCCCGACTGCGCCAGCTTCAGCGCCTCCAGTTTCGCGGCAGCCGCGGCCTGAGGGTCAGGGATTAGCTTGTCTAGCAAGCCGCTGATCATCGGTAGTAGTGCGGGCCACATGGTCAAGCCTCCTGCAAGATGCTGAGCACGCGGCGAGTCCAGCCGCGGCCGTAGGTGTCGAAGTTCGGCAGGTCCGTCAATAGCTTCAGCCGCTGGGCGCACATGCGAGCCACCAGCCGTGGCGAAGGCATCGAACCAGCCGCCGTGAGCGTGCGCGGGCCAATCAGACCGTCATCAACCTCGCTGACGGCCCGCTGCAACATCTTGATCGCCGGTTTGACGCCCGAATTGACCGCTGTGTCGAACAGGGCGTAGCGGATGCCTTCAGGCACTGCATCGCAGCCCGCCGGCCCCCAGAAGTCACGCCTGTATAGGGTCTTGGCCCGCTCCAGCGTCATGCCGGGAATGTCCTCAGCAGGATATGAGCGCTTGCTGATGCCGTAGTGGGTTTGGCCGCCTGGATCGCGCGGATCGTTCACGTAGCCACCCTCGTGGCCGATGACGCGCTCGAATGCCTCGTCGAAGTTCATGACGGCTCCCTTGGTTAGGCCAGTGCGCTGCGAAGCGCCCGAATGGCCTTGCTGTGGATCTGGCTGATGCGCGACTGGGTCACGCCCATGGCCTCGCCGGCTTCGGCCTGGCCCTGATCGTCGACGTAGAGCCGGCGTAGCACCTCGCGCTGGTCTTGCGGCAGCTTGTCAGCCACTTGGCAGGCCTTGGCCACAAGTTGCCACCTGGCGTGGTGCGCCTCGGCAGATTCGGCCGTGTCGTGGTAGCGGCCACACCATGACGTTGGGCCGACGTCGACGCTCCTGGCGTTGACCCGGCCATCGACCTGCACAAGCTCTCGCCTGAGGGAATCAATCATCGACCAGCCGGCCTTGACCATGCAGTAGCCGGCTACGGTCTCGCGGTCGCGGTCGCCGGCTTTTCGGATGCCTTCGAGGGCCGCCAAGGCCGCCGCCTGCGTCAAGTCGCCGCCTGGAATCAGCGCGTAGATTTCGCCGTGGAACGCGCGGGCCTTGCGCTTGATGGCCGGCAGCAGCTCCAGCAACAGGTCGTCCATGACGCCACCCTATTTGGGCGGTACGGGAACCTTTGCCACCTGCGCCTTGCACATCTCGGCCTCGGCGCGCAGCTTGTTCACCTCGGCGCGCAGGGACTCGAGCTCGGGATTGCGGCGGTCGGGTGTGAACACGGGCGGCTTGTGAGCCTTGCCGCGGTCTTCAGCGGCCTCCGCGGCGGCGATCGAGCTGGTATCCGATGGCGCGGCCCAGGCGATACCCGATAGGGCGACAACGACCAGCAGCAGCGATTTCCAGGGTTTCATGGCAGGCCTTTCAGAGGTGAGGTTCAGGCCAGTCGCCGCGGCGGCGCTTCAGGTGGAAGTCTTCCTCTTCGACTGGTGTCAGGTAGCTTCGCACAAAAAGCCAGCCCCGGCGACGCCAGATGATGGCCATGACGGCAGCCGCGGTGTTCAGGTACACCCCGGTCCAGGACACGGCTGGCACCCACGACACCCATGGATTGGTCAGCTGCAGGAACAGCCCGAGCACGACCGCCATCATGGACAGCCTGGCCGCCCACATACCGCGGTTGCCCATCACCATGGCCACCGGCAGGCTGAAGCCCATCAGCACCAGGCACGCAATGCAGTTCAGAAGATCAAGCATCTTCAGGCCCTTTCTTGCTTCCGGCCCCAGGCAGCCACGCTGCGAACCACTTTTCAAACCTGGCCTTGCCCAGCAGCACGATCGGCTTGGCTGAGCCTCCGAGCAAAGCGGATGCCACGGCAGTCGCATGCTCTGCCGGCACCACGTCTTTGATCGCGAACAAGGGGCTGATGTATGGTGCCCCGAAAGAGGCCACCAAGACGCTACCAAGTGCAGTCGCCGTGATGCGCCACGGCGTGGGCTCCTCCGGGGGCACGAACAGCTGCACCACGATGCAGCCCAGCAGGCCGGCGCCGACCCGGTAGCCGTCGATGCCCAGCGCTGCCAGCGCCGGCACAGCAACGACAGCGGTCCCAGCTCCGGCGGCGACAACGACGGTTGCTACCGTCCCAAACGACACGGCTTCAGGCATGTTTTTCTCCCCAAGGGTGCGCCGCGATGACAGCGGCGATGAAGGCCACGACCCCGAGCCCAAGCGCGTACAGCGGCACGCCGGCCAGGTCGTCACAGATGCCGGCCAACTGCTGGACCGGTGGCACCCTATTGGAGATCCCGATGCTGATTCGACAGGCTGCTGCCTGCAGATGCTCGACGGCGCCCCAACAGCACACCACAACGGTCAGCCCAGTGGCCGACGCCATGAGGACGGCCGCACCCTTCAGGCAGCCTGGCTCTTTGGCCTTCATCCCCGGAAACTTCGCACGCCACAGGGCAATTGCCAGTAGCGTGATGACAGCGTATTGGGCCGCGCCCTCTATGGAGCGGGCTGTGTAGTAAAGGCCGCGCCGGGCCACATCCGGGTCAGGGTAGTGGCCTGCCAGCAGGTCGCAGCCATAGTGCACGACCGCGATCAGGGCCAGCAGCAGCGCGGCGAGTGATTTCATGCCTTCTTATCGTCGCCTGGGCCCCCGCCACCGAGCGGTCGGGCGTCCTGCTCATTTTGCTGCGTCACGACGGCTTCCAGGCCGTTCAGCACAGCCCGCACGTCCTTTTGCGCGGGTAGGCGCTCCAGCAGGTTCACGACAGCGGCCAGAAGGCCATCAGGGATGTTGTAACTCTTCAACTGCTTCTCCGGTTGGTTGATCACTGCGCTTCGGCCTTCTCCTGCTCCCGAGCGCCGGCGGTGGCCAGCGCGGTCGGGTTCGGGGAGACAGCTTCGACGCCGGCTGATTTTCGCAGCGCTCCGACCGCAAGCGCCTGCACCAAACCCGGATCCATGCGACCGACGTTGACGCCGAAGTTGCTGTAGAGGTAGGCCCGGGGCCCGTCCAGCATGCGACGCACGATCGGCCGGTCTGGCGCCGTCTCGACCAGGTGGGCAGCCACCTCGCTGACGAACTCGGGCGAGCCTTCCTTGAGGTCGTAGTTGTCCTTCACCGCCTGCCAGGCCTTGGCCACCTCGGGCCGCTGGCGCATCTTGGCGATGTCCTTCAGCAGTTCGGCGTAGCGCTGCTCCCCGAGCATCTTCTCCATGCCGTAGTGCATTCCCACCTCGTGCATCAGCACGCCGGGCGCGGTAGCGGCGTCCAGGCGGTCGTGGAACAGCTCGACCGTGCTGCCGGTGAACCGCCCCTGCGCGTCGCGTGGCACGTCCGCCGGCGCGTCGCCCATGGTGATGACGTTGCGCTTCTGCAGGCCGTCGACCAGCTTGTGCCCGAGCTTGGCGCGCAGTGCGTTCTCCAGCTCGGCGCGCTGCTTGAACGGCTTGGCCGGCATGCCATTTTTCGCGCCTGCTCTTTTGAGGTCATCGGCGTTTGGAAGATCGCTGATATAGCCGCCTTCCTTGGTGTCGAGGAGCCCGGTCAGGTCGATGTATGGCAACTCTTTGACGCCGTCGCGGCGCGCCGCTGCAATGCGGTGCTGCCCATCGATCAGACGCCCATCGGCAATCACGATTGGCGGCATTGCCTCCACTTTCTGATACCGGCTCAACTGGGCGTCAGGGATCTGTTCCACCTTGATTCCGTCCAGCTTTATGACGCCTGATGGCACGCGCTTCGCATAGAAGCGTGATTCCGTTGCATTTGGGTTGACATACGAGGCATGCAAGTTGAATAGCTCTTCCCGCATGTCTCGCGGAAGGTCGCTGATGCTCTTCTTTGGGCCGGGCGTGGTTCCCACCAGCTTGAACATGCTGCCTTGCTTCTTCGCTCCCTTGGCCGGCGCGCCTTCCTGCAGCATGGTCAGTTCGGCCTCGGTGTCGCTGCCGGCGGCGCTGCGTGGCGCTTCGGTGGGCCGCGGCGCGGGCTCAACCTGCTCAGGCGTCAGCTCGGTGGCTTCGCCGGTGGGGATCTGTGTCGGCTCGATCGGCGCGGCCGGCTGCTGGTCGATCACCGTGACCTCGCGGGCGGCGCCAACCGGTAGCGGCTTGCTTGGCTCGCGGACGGATGGGCCTGGAACCTCGGCCAGCTCGGTTGCCTTGCCGGCAGGGATGCGCCCTTGCTTCGTCGTCTCGATCGGGATCGAGGTCAGCTCTTGAGCTTCGGCCACAGGGATCTTCTCGCTGCGCAGCTTGTTGGCGCGCTCGATCAGCGCCGCCTTGATGCCGGGGTCCGTCGTCTTGGCCGCCGTCGCCTCCAGCTTCAGGGCTTCGGCGTCACGCTGGGCCTTGACCTCCTGCGCCTTGATGTCCTGCTGAACCACCTTCGCGTGCTCGTCCAGCACCTTCAGCGTCTCCGGCGATGCGCCGGCGCGCAGGCGGTCGATCTCGGTCAGGCGAGCATCCTTGGGCGCCACGGCCTCGACCGGTGCGGCAGGTTCTGCAGCCGCTTCTGGCAGCGCACCAGGCTCGACGAGCTCCTGTGGCGCCAGCTTTGCCAGCTTGCGATCGACCATGCCGGGCCCAAGCCGGTTGTAGAGGTTGGCTGCGCCGATCGCGCCGGCGGCGGTGGCGGCAGCGCCCGGGGCCAGCAGGGCACCAGTGCCCACGCCAGCGACCGCGCCGCCGGCCGCCAGCCGTTCAGCTGTGCCTGACGAGGGCGGTTCCTTCAGGAACTTCTGACCGATGCGCGCCAGGTCTCCAAGCTCACCGCCGCGCCCGCGCGCCATGCGTGACTTACCAGCGCGGTTGTTCGTGACCATCCTCATGAGCGCAGCCGGGCTGATGTCGCCGGTTGCCGACTTCGCGACCAGCGGTTCCAGCGTCTTGGCGACGGCGTAGCGGCGGCGCGCGTCGCGCAGGGATTCCATGTCGCCGGCTTCGGCGTGCTTCTCCAGCGCGTCGTCCAGGCGATCGACCAACTTGCCGAGCGTGTTCCGGAGATCCCCGTTTGCCGTGCTCTTGGCCTGCGTCGCGGCCTCGGTGCGCAGCTTGCGCAGCTTGTCGCCGGGCACCATGCCGTCCGCGCCGGCCATGCCGGCCAGGTCGTCGGCGTACCCCTTCACCACCTGCTGCACTTCGCCCAGCTCGCGGCGCGCTACGGTGTTCAGGTCGCCGAACGATTCGGCCGGGATGGGCGTTTTCTCGTAGAGGGCGCCGATTTCCTTCCCGGCGCGGCTGATGGCCTCGTCGAAGACCTCGGGCGTCAGCGCTTCTGCCTTGGCGTCAGCGCCGAGCTGGTCCATCACCGCCCGGTTGAACGCCTTCTGCCGTTCTGGCGCTTTTGAGCCACCGAGCGGTACCTTCTCCAGCACGTCCCCGACGTACTTGGCGATCTTGCTGTCGCTGAGCATGTCCGGCCGCAGCGGGATGCCGTAGGCCCTGGCCTTCTGCGCCAGGCGCACCGTTTCCGGGTCGATGCTCGGCGCCTTCTCGGCCGGCGCGATCGCAGCTTCGGCCGCCGACATCGGCTCACCGGCCGCCTGCGCCGCCTTCCGGCCGCCGCGGTTCTGTGCGCGGCCCGCAGCGCCACCGAACGCCGCACCGAGGCCAAACGAGGTCAGCGGGTCGGACTCCTGACGCAGGCCGGCGAACTCCTCGCCCTCGGGAAGAGCCGCATTTGAGGCGCCGGTCACAGCAGCATCGGACGCCGCACCGATCGCGCCGCCCGTCAACGCGCCAGCGCCAACCTGCGCCGCGCGCTGGCCGATACCGCGGGCGAGGGTGCTCTCGACGGCCCGGCCAACCACACCACCAGCTTTGACCGGCAGCAGGTTCGCAACCACGTTCGCGCCGCCAGTGACAGCGCCGGCAAGCGCCGCCTCTCCTCCGGTGCCGCCGCGTTGCAGGACATCGGCTGAACGCTCGATGCCGCGCTGCGCGCCCATGCCGCCCACCATCTCCAGCGGCATCGAGGCCACGCCGCCCAGCAGTTGGCCGGGGCCGCTCATCTGCTCGCCGGCCTGTGGCTCGTACTGCTGGCGCATGCGGGCGCTGCGGGCTTCGGAGTCGCGGAAGACCTTGGCCTGCTCCTGCTCGGCGTTCATGCCCAGCAGCGGGGCCAGCATGCCGGCCAGGCCAGCGGCCGCCATGTCGATCGATCGCACGATGGGGATGGCGGCCGAGGCGGCAGTGCGGCCCATAGTCTCCAGCACGCCGACCTGGCGCGGCGGCGGCGCGGCCGGCGCTTGCTCAAGTTCGAAGCCGGGCGGCAGGGTTGGTGTGCCACCAGGTGCGGCGGCGGCGGGCGCCTGGGGCTGCTGCTGCGCCGGCATGCGCGGCGTGTTCTGCGGCACCGCCGGCGCTTGGCGCATGGCCTGGCGCGGGTCTACGCGGCTTCCAGCGACCTCCCGGCCAGGCCCGGCACCCTCACCAGGCATCGTGCCGGCGCTTACGCCCTGCGGCTCCAGCTCGAACCCCGGCGGAAGTGCCGGGGCACTCAGATTGGCTGCCATTGGCCACCCCTCATTTGCATGCGCTGACCGGTTTGGCGGTTGACGATGATCGCGCCATCGGTGATCTGCCGCGGAGCCGCTGGCTTCTGTGCGCCAACGCCGCCGGCTGCCGCTGGCTGCCCTGGTACCCCTTCACCATCCGTGTCGTAAGCCGTGACGACGTTCGATGCGTTTAGGCCATAGCTCTTGGATAACTCGCGATACTTGCCGTCGAGCTTGTCCTGCCCCTTCTTCTGCTCGTTGTAGACCTTGCGCGCCTGGGAAATCATGTCCTTGCGCTGACCCTCGTTGAGGCGAGTCCCCTCCATTGCCTTGTTGTAGGCGTTGCGGATACGGTCGGGGATGCTGCCGGCGTTCTGGGCTGTGGCGAACTCGCCTTCGCGAACCACGCTGTCGGGGTCCAGCATCTTCATGTAGCCGAAGATCAGGGCGATGTCACCCATTGACGTTGGATCCTGAGCCGCTGCCTGGGTCTTGCCGAATGCATCTCGCACCTTGACGAACGTCTTGCTCTGCGCCTGATGCTCGTCACGCAGCTTGTTCTCGGCGTCGAATTGGGCCTTCGGCGTGTCCATGGAACCCTTGCCGCCGGCCAGCACCAGCCCGCGGCGTGCTTCCTTGGCCTCATCTGGAGAGATGTCGCCGCTCTTGAGGGCAGCCTCGATGCCGCGCAGCTTCTTGGCGTGTGGGTCTTCGCCGCCACCGCTGGTCGGCGTGGCCGTCTTGTTGATGCGCACCTCGCGGCCGTCAGGCAGGTAGTGCATCTTGTAGCCGCCGAAGTCTTCGAAGTGGCCGATATCGACCTTCTCGGCCTTCGGCTTCTGGCCCCCTGTGGCGTAGAACGCCTCCAGGAAATTCTGCGGGCCGTCGCCGGCGTCGTTCATGCCCTTGGCGATCTTCTCGATGATGCCGCGCTGGTTCAGCGCCTCGGACAGAGCCGTCAGCTGGCCAACCCGGTCCAGGCCGTCCTGCATCGAGATGGTCTTGATGTTGTCGTTCGGGTCGCTGCTGCGGTTCTCGGTCACCGGCGCGCGGTAGGTGCCCACCTTGCCGTCTTCCCGGCGGACCTTGACCTCCAGCAGCGGCGTGAAGTGCGTCGGATCGTTCGGGTGCGGGATCAGTTGCACGATCTTCTTCGACAGGATTTCGCTGCCGTCGCGCCCGGGGCCACCGACGCCGATCATGAGCTCGGGCTTGAACAGCACGTTGGCCGCGCCGAGCATCATCTCGTCGTTGCCGGACTGGGCGCCGGTCATGAAGTCCATGCCAGCCTGCTGGACCATCGACTTTCCGCCGTTCTCGCCGCCAGCCATGGGCATGAGGTCGCGGATGTCGCGCCGGGTGAGAGCGGTCAGGCTGGTGACGAGCTGATCGTCGGGGACTTGCTCGATCGGAATCTCGCCGGTCTGGATGCGCGACCACAGTTGGGACGCTTCCTGGCGCTGCTTCTCGACCAGCGGCGCGTAGCGCTTTGCTCGAGCTTCGGTGAGTCGGCCGCGCGTGTCTTTCACCCTCAGGGTGTAGCTGTCGGCCAAGTCCTTCGGGATCTTCGACTGGTCGCCGTACTGCTCGTACAGCCCTTTCCCCTCAGCCTGCAGGTCTTTGAACTCGGCGTCGAGCGCTTGCTCGGCGTCCATGTTCTGCGTGCGTTCGTCGAGCAGGGTCTGTCGGTAGTCCTGGCGCCCGAGTCGGGCTTCCTGGTTCAGCGCACGCTCGCGCTGGAAATCGCGGTCTGCGCTGCGCTCCTGCCGATCGGCCGCCGCCATCTCGTTCTGCAACCTGCGTTGTTCCTCGCGGTCGCGCTGGTCGATGAAACCCTGGCCCATGCGGAAGCCGGCCTCAAGACCTCGCGCCGCGCCTTCTCCGATGCTTGCCATGTTTCCTCCGATGACCTCGCCGATGGGCTAAAAAAGTGAACCCGCGACTGCTCCGACCAAGCCGCCAATTAATGCGCCCCAGGGTCCGCCTGCAGCGCCCATCTGCGCGCCAGCGGCCATGCCACCCATCGTGCCCAGCGTGGCGCCGAGCTGCTGGTTGCCGGCCTTGCGCTGCGCCTCGATCTGCGCGTTCTGGTCGTTGCGCTGGGCTTCCTGCTGCGCGGCGTCGCCGAGCATCCCGGTTGCCTGCTGCTGCTGCTGCTGGCCCATGCCGGCCAGGCCGCCACCAATGCCATAACCTGAGGCCATCAAAGCACCCCTTTCGGAAGAGTCGGCGCCGGAGCGCCCATGATCGACTGCTGCCGCTGCATCGTGGCATCCCGCGCGTTGTTCATCGCCCCGACCGTGGCCAGGCTCTCGCTGAGCCGGCTTTGCTTGTCGACGGCGCCACGCTCCTCGTCGGTGAGCTGCAGGCCCATCCCGGCCAAGCGCCGATCGGTAGATTGCCGCTGCTGGTCGAACGCCGCGCCGACGCCGCGCCCGGCGAGGTAGGACATGTCCTGGGGCTTCGTCTCGTCCGTGGCGTAGTCGATCATTCGGTTTTCCATGGGGACGTAGTTCGTCAGGTAGTCATCCCACTGCTGCCGGGTGATCGCCGCGAAGGCGTTCTGCGCGAAGTTCTTGCTGTTCGGGTTCAGCCCCATCGAGGCCGCGCCCGGGTTGGCGTTGAAGCCGATGGCGCCTTCCGCGATCGGCGCGCTGACCGAGTTGGAGTCGTTGAACAGCCAGCCCGACCATGCGCCTGTGGTGCCTGCTTGTGCCATCGATCAGCCCCCCATTCCCATGCCGCCGCCGCGCAGCGAATTGGGCATTTCAGCGCCCTGATAGCCGTAGGTACTACCGGCCGGGTTCGGATAGGCGCCCGCAGCGTTCGGGGCGTTGAAGTTCGGCGCCGGCGGCGCACCGAAGGCGCCTGACAGGCCCATGCCGAGCGCCTGGCCGGCGACCTGAGCCTCGCCGGCGCGCCGTTGCAGCGACATTGCGGCGTCGCTGGCCGCCTGCTGCCCGCTCATCCTGGCCATCTGCCCCATGCCCTGCACGGCCGTGGCCTTTTCGCCGCGGCCCAGCGCCATGATCTGGCCCAGGCCCTGCACGTAGGCATCGTCGATGCGTTGGTCAGCCCCAGCTACACCCAGGCCACTGGAGGCCGCGGCGTCGTCGCCGAGCCCGGCAATGGCCAGCTTCTGCTTGGTGGAGCCGCCCAGGCCCTGTGCCTCGGAGCCGGCGCGCAGCTTCTCTTGAGCGTCGCCGAACTGGGCTGCGGTGTCGGTGGTGGCCATGCCCTGCGCCTGCTTGCGCTCGAAGCTCTCGCGCCCACCGGCCTTGACGATGGTTTCGGCCAGCTGCTGCTGAACCGGCCGCCAACGCTGCTTGAAGTCCTGCAGCTGCTGGATCGCTACTTCAGCTTGCGCCCGCTGCTGCGGCGTTTGACCAACCGACCCCTTCTTGCCTGCCATAGTCGACCTCTCGTGCAAAAACATCACCCTGCCTGACCCAGTTCTGCCCCAGCAACCTGGCCCAGCCGCGGCGGCGAGGGCACATGATGATCACTGAGGCGCCAAGATCGGCCGCGATGTTGTCGAGGTCGGGTTCTCGTCGCTTGAAGGCGCCGGGTCGATACCCGATCGCCAGCAGGATGAACAGTTCCGATTCTAGGCTTCGCTCGTCCTCGGTGATGGTGAGGATCAGCACGCCGTCCGGGGATTCAAGGCAGACGGCCTCGCCGCTCTCGCAAGCGCGCCGGATCTCTTCCGGGTCTGGGGTATCGGCAGGGATGCGCCAGGAGACGGCTTCCCAAACGGTCTCGACCTCCACGACTTCCCAGGGCGTGCCGCAGACCCCCATGGCGTCAGGTCCAGTTGCGACCGTTGGCCCGGATGATGACCACGTTCGCTGCGCTGGCCTGGACGCGTATCGAGCCGCCCGCCGCGAGCATCTGGCCCACCACCTCTGGGAAGAGGTACCGCTGACCGGTGGTGAGCGTCTGTGCATCGACGATCAGAAAGTCCGTCCCGGTCGGCGTCTCGTCCGGCGGCACCAGCCGCACAGTGATCGTGCGCGTCACGCTGTCGGTGTTGGTCGCCGTGAACTTGTCGACCGTCGTGCCGGCGCCCTCTTCCGGGCTCACGAACATCTCGGTGTCCGTGTCCGAGGCGAATTGCGTGTCGAACAGAACTACAGGCGTGGCGGTCGTCATGGCGGTCCTTAGATCAGGTACGTGCAGTTATTGCTGTCGACCTGCTGCTGAATCTGGCCAACCTGGGCTTCAAGCTGCGGCAGCCGGCCAGGGTCGGGACTGCCGAGATTGTCCACCTCCAGTTGCAGCGCCATCAACTCGCCGGCCAGTTGCTCGGTGCGCGGGTCGGTGAAGCCGCCGAGCTCAAGGCCGTCCACGATCGCCGTGAGCGCGGCCAGCGCCTGGGACAGGTTGGTGATCTGCCGCTGCAGCGATGCCAGGTCGACGGCTGCGGTCTGGGCGCCCACCTGCTGGAGGGTCTGCACCGTCGACAGCGTGGAATCAAGGATGCGAAGGCGCTCCCTGATATTGGCAACGACCTGCTGCACCTCGCGCAGCGTGAACTCGCGTGGGTCGTTGACCGCTGGCTTGCCGAGCTGCGCGCCGGTTGCCATCAGCGGATCTCCTCGACCTGCTCGACCGCCTGGACGGTGCGGACCCGGCTGGTGCCGATCAGCTCCATCTCGAAGGCATCGTAGGCCTCAACCATCGGCAGCGTGAACCCATCCTTGCTGGTGATACGCTTTTCCATCAGCAACGTGCCATCTCGGTACAGGCGCAGCACCAACGCATCGTAGTCGGCCGCCTTCACCTTGGCTTGCTGGAACGCAGCTTCGAGCGGTAACAGCCACAGCTTGCCGAGCCAGCGGTAGTTCATCGCCACGCTGTCGCCGTTCCAGATGTAAATGGCCGTCCCGTCCGGCTCGATCGGCGTTACCCCGGTCTGCTCGGGCAGCAACTCGTCGGTGGGCTCCTCGTACTCGTCGAGCACCAGATACAGCTTGTCCTCGATCGGGTCGGCGTAGACAGCGCAGGCGTGCATGCCAAGCGAGATCAGGCCGAAGCCTGTCGGTCCCGGCTCCAGGGCATAGCCGCCCTTCGTGACGCCGTCGTCGTAGAAGAAGTAGTAGGTCTCATCGTGGGCGACGCCGAGGATCGATGTCGGATCCAGGGCCTGCCACTGCTCGCGCGTGAAGATGTTGGCCGTCATGTTCTCGACCCGCGTCGCGCCGGCGGACACCATGAGGCCGTCCGGACCGGCGAACACGACGCCGATGCCGGTCAGGTAGCCCAGGGAACGCCTGGACGTGCAGGAGTGCGGCGAGCCCGGCTTGCTCATCGAGTAGGCGTCCGGGCTGTTGCCGCTCGCGGTGTAGACGAAACTCTGGGTGCCAAGGAAAACGGTGGTGTCTACGTTGCCCAAGGCCACGATATCGGTGTCGGTCGGCAGCCGGTAGGTGATCGGCCACGCGTGCGGGTGACCGCTGACGCTGAAGCAGAGCTGATTGCCGGCGGACCCGACCATGATGCCGTTCGGCAGCGCCAGGATATTGCGCAGGTCGAACGGCGGCAGATCCCACCCTTCTGTCTCCAGCACCTCACCCAGCTCCTCGTCGGGCAGGTTGTCGACGAACTCCTCGGTCGCGAGGTCCAGCTCAGCCACGAAGCGGAAGACCGTGCCCGTCGAGCCGGTGACGGCCCGGTAGAGCCGCTTTTTCTCGATGTGGTAGTCGTCCAGCCCGGTCGGAACCGAGGTTGGCATGGTGACCACCACCGAGCTGTTGATGTTGCGCTGCACCGTCTCGCTGGGGTCGCTTGGCGCGCTCTCCTCGTCGATGTCGTTGACGAACGTGTAGACGTAGGTCGTGTAGACGATGACGTTGTCGGTGTCGCTCACCGGCGGGCTGATCTGGACCCGGATGTTGTCGTAGTGGCAGGTCCGCGAGCGGCTGGTCGCGTAGGCGGCGAACGCTAGGTTCCCGCCATCGATCGTCCAGTCGACCGTCGTCGCCGGCAGCAGGATCAGGCCCGTCGCCTTCTCGACCACCGTGCAGGTCACGCGCGCCAGCGTGGGGGACTTGATCTGCGCCGACAGGGTGACCGTCAGCCACGTGCTCGAAGGCTTCAGGTCGCCGTCCAGCGTTTCCTTGGTGATGCCGTCGCCGGCCGATTCCCACGTCGAGAAGTACTCGATCGCCGTCCCCTCTTCGATGGACATGGCGAAGGCGATACGGGCCCCGGTGCTGGAGGCGAACAGCGAGACCTCGCTGCGCTGCTTGAAGTAGACGTCGTAGACCACGGTCACCGCGGGCGCCTCATCGGTCTTCAGGTTCTGGTACATGAACGGCACGCGGCTGTCCATGTCGAACTTGAAGGACGGCGGCGGCTGCCCGAAGGTGTCATCGATCGTCAGGAACTTGGAGCGGTTCTCGCTCGGCCCCCCGTTGCTGCTGACCGTCCATCCGGTGAGACTCGAGCCGTCCCAGCTCAGTGAGTATTTCTGCAGGTCCAGACGGATCGCGTCAACGAAGGCGTCGAGCTCTACACCACCGTCGCGCACGTAGGTCTGCATGATCCGCACGCTGACCGCGTCCGCCGGCACGGTGGCCACGATGCTGCGCTCGGTCCAGGTGAGGATGGGCGTGATCGTCATGACCTCGGATGCGACCTCGGTGCCCGGGATCTCGACGTCGTCGGCGTCCAGGAACTGCAGCGCCAGGCCGGCCTTGCCGCCGTCAGCGTTCGCGGCCTGCTGCCAGAACAGCGCCAGCGTCTGCCCGGCGGTGATGTCGTTCGACGACAGGTCGATGTCCTGGTAGGCCTCCAGGCTCGGGTTATCACCGCCGAACCAGTAGTGCGTGCCGGCGTAGGCCAGGAAGCCAGGGATCGAGCTGTTGTCGTGGTCTTCGAGCGTGAGCCCGGTCGGCGATGTCCAGTCGAGCGCGCCATCCTCGGCGCCAGGGTTCTGGACCGGCACATCGCCTGTGACGACCGCAGGTGGGTTCACCTCGACCTCGGGCGCCACTTCCGGCGCAGGCACACCCAGCGGGCGCGTCTCGACGGGGAATGGCTCCGAACCTGTGGTGGCGAGCTCGACGTTCGTCCAGCGTGGACCCAGACCCTCCAGGCCGGTGATGTAGGTCCGCTTCGTGGTGTCGCCCAGGATCGCCCCACGGGCCACCTCGACACGCTGCTCGAAACTCAGCCAGTCGGCGCCCAGCTTGAAGATCGTCTCGACGGGGCCTGACCCCAGAGTGGCCAGTTGCTTCGACAGCAGCGGGCGCATCCAGGCTTCGAGATCGCCCGACTTCATGTTCGCGTTCAGCGCCACCTGCGCGCCGTTGTCAGGCAGCGCCCGGGGGCTAAGCAGCGGCACCATGCCGCGGAAACTCTCGTGGGCTACTCGCATGCTCAGGGGGCCGGGGCGTCGCCCAGGCGTTCGATGGTAAGCGTCATGGAGCAGCGGCCGATGATGGTCCCCGTGTCATCGACCGATAGGGCGTACAACTGAGTGACGGCATCCTGGGGGGCGGTATCGACCTGGATCACGACTTGGTCAGTCCATCTCGGTGTGTGCGCGGTGTCTGCGACCTTGGTTCGGTAGTGCTGGCTCTCGACACCATCGATCGTCGAGCCGTAGTGCGTTTCACCATCCGGCCACGCGAAACCCTCTATCTGGGCCGTTGCCGAGCATGTCGCGATCACCCGGTACACGCCGGTCTCGGCGAACGTCAGCGTGGTGGTGTCGCCGTCGAATGTCCACGAGTCGTTGGCCACCAGAACCGTGGCCGTCCACACCGATGGGAACGGCGTGTCATCGAAAGCGCCATCGCCCTCGACATCGCTCGTCAGGGCAATCACGCCTGATGTCGCCGCCGCAGCGCCCGCGCCAGTGACCGTCACGACGTTGCTGTTCTCGCCGACGCCGCGCGTGGCGGTCAGGCCCGTCGAGAAGTTCAGCGTGTCGGCGTCCGGGAGGCCGAGGTCTGTTCCCTGGTTCTGGAAGGTCAGAAAGTTAGGAAACGCGTCGGCGGCCGGCGGCGGCACGTCGGTCGCGGGGGTGATGCTGAAGGCCGACATCTAATCTCCCTGTCAAACGAGGATGGCGCGCGGCGTCACGCTCTGGCTGCCGCGCTGGTAGGCCCGTTGTTCGTCAGCCTTGGCGTTGCTGATGCCGGAGCGAAAGAACTTCTCCTGCACCATGGCCTCGTTGGGGTCGTACCAGGGCTCGCCCTTGAGCTTGAGCAGGTACGCCAGCGCGCCGGACTGGATGGTCTGGTCCCACTTGGCCAGCACGCGTTCCTCGACCTTGTTCTGCCCCGACTTCGGAATCAGCACGATCGTGACCGTCAGCGGGTAGACCGCATCCGGCGTCGGATAGAGCACGAACTGGCCTTCCGGGTTGTAGGCGTAGAGCCGCGGTGCCCCCTGGCCGATGTTCGGAAGCCACTGCGTGGGGTCGCTCACGTAGATCGGCTGGATCTGGCCGTTGGGCTGCGTGTAGCTCATCGCACGGATGCCGATGATTTCCTCGTAGGGGTCGCTCCCCATGTTGTAGGCCACCGTCCCGGCCGCCGTCGCACCTGGAAGCGTCGATCGGTACCAGCGGGATTCCCTGAGCAACTTGCGCGCGGCGTCGATGATGGCCCGCTGAGCCGTGCCGTTCGGACACTTGCGCGCGACCTGCAGCACACGGGCCGAGATGTCGAGCACTTGGACAAGAGCCATCACATCCCCTTTTGTGCCGACACGCGCGGCGCAGTTTCGATCTGGGCCTTAGTCTTGGCACCGACCAAGGTGCCCCACTCGCTGAAGGCCGCGGCACTGGCCGCCGGATCCTTGCGCGGGCCCGGCTTCATCCAGGCGCGCGACAGTGTGTAGGCCAGCAGCGCGGGCTGGAACACGTCGCTGAGCAGCACGTCGTCGGTTGTGGCGGCCACCGGCGTCGGCAGCGCCCCGTAGAGGGCCTTTACAGACCCGGTGCCGGCGTTCGGCGGCGTGACGTAGTAGCGCGTCGGCGCCAGCGAGTCGGTCGTGAAGTGCTGAACGTCGACCTCTTGCGTGGCCCCGGGCCAGAAGCGGTTCTCGGCGTCGAGCATCGAGCGGTCAACCTGCGACACCATGCGCCCGCTGGTCGTGTTCTGCGTGATGTCGAACAGCGCGATGCCGTCGGCGGGCAGCGCCTGCACGACCCCGGCAACGAGCGCGATGTCGGCCTGCAGCGTGTAAGCGTCAGGCTTGATCGAGCACGTCGCCCGAATGGCCTCGTTCAGGTTGCCGATGAGGTCGGCATCGCTCCAGCCAGCGCCAGGCGCCGGGTCGAACAGCCGATCACGCAGCGTGGTCAGGTAGGCGGAAACCAGCATCAGTGCACCCCTTGTCTGTCGGGCGGGCTGACCGTCGCGTCCTTGGTCGCCTTCCAGGCAGCCATGTCGGCATTAAACACACCCATGAAGGTCGCCGTCTTGGTCAGATCCTGCCGGGTGGTGTTCTTGGCCAGCGCCATGCCAACCACGAAGGCCCAGAGGGCGGTGTCGAACCAGGGCGAGATGGGGATCTCTTCGCTCGACGTGAACTCGGGCGGCAGCGCGCCGATCACCAGCTCAAGCGACGCTCCGGACGAGGCCGGCGGGAAGACCTGAAAGGTGAGCGGAGACCGCTTGTCGTACACGAAGAAAGCCGGCTGCCCGGGTGTCGCCGCGCCCCACTCGCGCTGAATGCGCTGCAGCTCGGTCAGAGCCTGCTGGGTGACCGGGCCGCCATCGCCGTTCGTCGGGGCGTCGATCAGCACCAACCCACCCTCAGGAAGGTACTGGCGCAGGCCCGCATCGAGCGGGTGATCGACGACCGTCACGTAGAGGTCCAGCAGCAGCGCGCACGCCTTGTGCACGGCCATGCGCAGGTAGCCCAGCAGTTCAGCCTCCGACCAGGTGGTCGCATCGGCATCGATGAGCGTTTCCCGGGCCTGGCCGAGGATGGTCGACGCGCTGGTCACGGCTTATGCCTCTTCGGCGTTGCTGCGGCGCCGGCCGCGCGGGCGGCCCGCCGAGGCTTCGGCCATGCCGGACGGAGGCGGAAGACCTGCTTCGACGTGCTGCAGTTCCTGCTCGGGCAATTGCGAGAGCTGGAAGCAGCGCTGGCGCAACTGGTCGATCGGAATGTCACCGTCGAGCGCGGCGCCGTATTGCTCCATGGCGAACGAGACAATCTCGTCGGCCGTTGCCGTGCCCAGGTTGAACGGCTCTTCCGGCTGCTCGAAGACAACGGCGCGGCGTTGGCCAAGGCCCTGCAGGTAGCGCAAGCGATCGGCCAGCGAAGCCTTCGGGTCGCCGCGGTACGGGCGCCAGTTCGGCTTTTTGGCGATCAGTGGCATGTTGGCGATCAGCCGGCCTTCCTCGTTGATCAGAAGCGGGCAATCCCGGCTCTGGCGACGGCGGGCTTTGGCGATCTTCTCTTCGGCGTTGTCGTCGATCTTCATCAGGCTTCCTTCAGGTTGATCGCCGGCCCCAGGTTTCCCCAAGGCCGGCGGGTTCGCGGTCCGTCAGATGTCGATTACGAACCGGCGGGTGAGCTGCCCGGCGTGTAGGCCGGACGCTTCATTTTCCCTTGCTCGCCGTTCTTTTGGCTGGTCGAAAGCGGAGGATCGGGAAACCGCGCCTTCGCCTTGCTGGATGCCCGGCGGTTCTGGTCGTCGACGATGGCGCTGCCCGACTTGTAGGTGTCGTTGGCGCCGTATGGGTTGGAGACTTTCAGACCCATGATGGATCTCCTTTCGGTGTGGTGAACGAAGGGCCCAGGTTGCCCCAGGCCCTCAGTGTGCGCCGATCAGCGCCTTACGGCGAGGCCGGTGCCTTGGCGACGACAGCGGTGCCGACGTACGACGGCTCGATCACCTCGAAGCCGTAGACCATCAGGCCACGGATGAGGTAACCGAAGTCGCTCGGGTTGTCGATCATCTGGCACTCGACGATCTGCGCCGCGAACGTCAGGCCGGCCGAGTGACCGAACATGACGTAGGACGCCACGGCCGGGCTCGTCTGGCGCAGGATGTTGCGCGACTGGTAGATCGTGAAGCGGTCGATCTCGCCAACCTTGCCATTGCGCAGGATCGAAACCCCGTCGCCGGCCAGGCTGGCAATCTTCAGCTCGCTGTTCTTGATCAGGTTGGTCAGCCACGGCGGGATCACCGTCCAACGGCCTTCGTCGCTGACGCTCTGCTCGTCCAGCACCTGACCCATGTCAGTGAACAGTTCGACGGCGTTGGCGGCCGAGATGGCACGCGGAGACGCGGCAGTGCCGAGGTCGATGTCGTTGGAGTCAGCGCCAGCGGTGGAGCCGCTGTTGTCCGCACTGACATCCGCCGGGATCGTCTCCAGCATGTCGGCGTCGGCCGCGATGCGCAGCTGCATCGAACCGTCGTTCGCGAACACGTCCGCGAGGTCCAGGTCCGATTGACGGCTATCCACCGTGTTCAGCGCCACGTTGAACGACTTGGCCTTGTCGATCGACAGCGTCACCGAGTTTCGCGACGGGTATTGAGGCGTCAGCCCCTCGCCGATCACGTAGTCGCTGACCGTGATGTCCGGAATGGTCCGGATGATCACGTTCGCGCCGAAGCCGGCGATCTCGCCCTCGTAGTCGGTGCTGGCGATTTCACCGAAGACCGTGGTCTTGTAGAACTTCTCGACCAGCTTGCCCGACCAGACCTCGGGAAGGAATTTGACGGTACCGCTGGGACCATAGTCCGGGATACCTGATGCGCGTGGAACGCCCATGATGGCTCCTAAGTGTCGGAGCCCCCTAATGGGTTAGCGGGGGCTCACAACAGCTGCAGCCGCTTCTCGAACTCAGCACGCTCCTCGGCGCTGACACTTCGCCCGCGATTGATCGACATCCGCTTGTAGTAATCGTCGATCTCGGCCTTCGTCGGCGGCATCTGCGAACGATCACCGGCCTGCGCGGGCATCGGTGCTGCCGGCGCACCAGCGGCGCGCGGGGCGGCCACCGGCGGTACCGGCGCTGCGGTGCGCGAGAGCGTCTTTCGGAACGCTTCGAACATCGCGGCACACGTTGCCACGTCGCCAGAGTTGACGGCCGCCGTGAGGCTGCCTTGTCGCATCTGGCCGGTCAGGGGATCGGCTTCGCCGAGCCATTGGCGCCAGTCCTGCCTTGCGTCGACCGTGCGCCAGTCCGGCACTTCCGCGTCGAGGGCGTCGTAAAACGCTTCCTTGCGGCGCTCCTGCTCACGCTGGGCCTGGGCCTGCCGGCGAGTCTCCTCGGCGGCTTGCCGCTCCGCAAGGGTCTCGTCGACATGCTGGCGTGCAGCTGCCGTCGATGCCCGCGCGATGGCGGCGGCCTGCTCCTCTCCGAGCGCTTCGATCTGCTCGGGCGTGAACACGGCTTTCAGGTCGACCGGTGCCGGGTTGGCGCTGGCCTTCAGGGCTTTGATCTCGGATTCCAAACTCGAAATGCGGTCGTTCAGCTCGGATTCCCTGGCGTCTGCCTTACGACGTTCTTCGCGCTGCATGCCTTGGACAACGGAGAACCGTTGCTTCCAGTAGGCGGCGGTTTCGGTCGGGTCGGGCCCGGGATCGGCCGGACGCTGCAGCTCAAGCTGCGGTTCGGTCTTCGTGGGGTCGGTCGGCTGGGCCTCGCCCGGGTTCGTCTCCGTCGCGGCGCCTGGCGGGGCGTTGGCGGGGTCGATCGGTTCGGTGCTGCCGTCAGCGTTGGCCGTATGGCGCCGCTCGATGTCTTCGAGCTTGCGCACAAGCGACCGGGGGAGCTTGCTTCTGTCGAGAGCTGCTGCTGCTGTCATTTGTTCAGTGTCTCCACGATCCAGGCATCAGGCCCATGCCACTGGGGTTCGGGTCGGTAGGAACGGTCGATCTCACGCCTGCCACGACGACGAGGGTTCGCCCGGTGTGACGCCGAACCCCGCAACGGGGCGCCGCGCCACGTCCTTTCGCTTGAAAGGCTCTTCCGCCTTGTCAACCTGGTCGATCAGCTCGGCCAAGAGCTGTGCGCGACCCTGTTGCCTCAACAGGTCATCGCCGACGGTCGAGCGCAAGCGCTTGTCCGTGTCGGCGAGGTTGCGTTGAAGCAGCTCCATCCACAGCCTGCCCTCGCCTGAGCGCGAGAAGCGCCGCAGGAATTCGAGGTCGGTTTCCGTCAATGATTGCTGCCCCATGGGCGCGATTATGCGGCGAACCGGCTTAGATGACGATGTAGCCGAAAACCAAGGTGTAGGTGCGGGCCGCGTTCGATGTCGAGACGAAGGTCGCACGGGCACGGTCGTTGGTTGCGTTGGCGCTGATAGCCACCCCGGCGACCTCAGTGCCTGCCGTGAGGATCGATCCGGTTCCTACGCACTGGGTGGCCGCGGACAGCGCAGATGCGACCGGCAGGCTGAGGTCGATCACCGTCAGTGCCGCGGCTGCTGTTGCCGTCACACTGATCTGGGCGAACACCAGCACTGCGTTGCCGATGCGGATCCACCCTGAGACGTTGGCGCTGCTGGCCGCCACGTTGGTGATCGCCGTCAGCGTCGGCGTATAGGTGTTGTAAATGTTGGTGCCAGTGATGCCGCCGGCGACGGTCACGTTCTGCGTTGAATCGATGGTGATCGCAGCCGTTCCAGCTGTGGCTAGCGACATCGCGTCAGTGTTGTGGTTGTAGTCGACACGCCCCCGATTCGGGTCGTCCGTATCCCCAAATCGCAACCCAGTTGTGGCTGTGTTGCCGCTGATGATCTGCAGGAGCGCCGAACTGCCGGCCGTGACAGAGCCTGCAAGAGTCAGCACGGTGCCAGCCGTAAGCGCCGGCAGAGGCGAGGCAGTGAGGCGGTCTATGAAAGCCTTTGTATTGTTCGGGATTGCGACGTTGTCGCCAACGACGAGGGTCGATGCCAGAGTCGCCGCCCCAGTTACTCCAAGCGTGGTTCCAACCGTCGCAGCAGCAGACGCAGCGAGCGTCCCTGTAGCCGTTACCGAGCCGGCGAATAGCGCCGCCAAGTCCTGAGACAGCCGCAAGGCCTCAACGGGTGCCGCTGCGCCGTCAGGAGACACCATAAGCAGCAGGCGCCCGGGCATATCTCCAGTGCCTGGCGTGCCGTCGACATCGGCGGCAATGCGCGCACCCTCTCTGAACTGCGTCCCATCGCTGCCAAAAAACCCGATGATTCCCATCGAGTCGCCGGAGTTAATGACCGTGTGCGTGCCGGCCGCAGCTCCTCGCGAATGGCCCATGAAGATTGCAGGCCCACCGACGCCGGCAACGAATCTGCTGACGCCCAAGAAAGACTCGGCGGCTGATGCCCCGACCATTTGCCAGTTAGGGACCGCGCCGGCTGTCGTGAAATATGTCTGAAGCGCCGGGCCGCTTGTCAATGACGGAAGAGACGCCAGCCCGGTGACGCTGAGCGATCCAGCGAATGCAGCCGCCTTGTCCTGCCCGATCGTCAGCGCAACGGCCGGCGTAGCCGAGCCATCCGGTGTGGTGTAGAACCGCAGGCCGCCGGGCATGTCGTTGGTGCCCGGCGTGCCGTTCACAAACGCCTCAATGCGCGCTGCTTCGATGAAGGCGGTCCCATCGCTGCCGTTGAACGACAGCCGGCCGATCACGTCGGCATTGGCCACGATGGTATGGGTGCCGACTGCGCCCGCCGAGATCCCGAGCACGATGTCGGGCGGGCCGCCGATCGCGCTGCCCCAGCGCCCGAGCGCAAGTGACGATGTGGCCGAAGCATTGCCGTTTACCTGCAGCACCGGAGTAACAGCGCCACCGCTGTTGAAGGCGCGCAGGGTCGTGGTATTGAACGCGCCCGACGATGCATTGAACGCACCAGCTGCCGACAGGACCCCGGCCGAGCTGAGCGTCAGATATGCCGTATTGCTGGCATAAAACGACATCATGTCGGTGGAGTTGTCGTAGTCGATCCGCCCCTGCACCGCCGAACCGCTATCCCCGAACCGAACTGCAGCCACACCAGTGGTGCCCGCGATGATCGCCAGGAATGCGCCGCTGCTTGCCGCGTTGTTGCCCTGCAGGGTCAGGACAGTGCCGCCACTGAGCGTGGGCAGCGTGCCAGTCCCCTGCCTGTCGATCAGAACGCGCGTGTTTGCCGGGATGGCCGCGGTGTTGCCGATCACCATCGTCGTCGGCGCGTTGACGTGCGCGGCGAACGCTGCGCTCTGGTCGGCGTTGAGCGTCAGCGCAGTGGTCGCGGAGCCGCCGGCAACAGCGGTGGTCGAGAAGACCAGTGCGCCAGGCACGCTGCCGGCAGCCGGAGCGCCAGAGACGACTGCGTCGATTCGTGCCGCCTCAAAGAAGGCCGCCCCGTCGCTGCCCATGAACCCCAGGCGCCCCAGCGTGTCACCGTTGGCCACCACCGTGTGCGTGCCGGTGGTAGCGCCACGCGACTTCGACAGGAGCAGGCCAGCAGAGCCCGTGTCGGCTGACCATCGGTTAAGCCCATAGGCGCTCCCGGCCGCGCCATTGACAACGCCCGCCCCATTCATCTGCCACTGCGGGGTGATCGCCGTCGAGCCGGTCTTTGTGGCCTGCAGCGAGCCAGCATTGACTGCCGTAGCCAGCGTCGACAGTCCGGTGACCCCAAGCGTGCTGGAAGCCGTCACGGAAGCCAGCGCGGATAGCCCGGTGACCGTCAAGGCCGCGAATGTCGGCGAGTCGGAAGTGCCCAGGCCAAGGGTCGTGCGGGCGTCGGCCGCCGTGGCGTCGTCGATCAGGCTGCGCCCGAACGCCGTGATCGCGCCAAGCGTTACCGTGTTTGACGCCGAGAAGTAGGGGAAGGTATCGGCGGTGCCGGCGCTGTTGACCAGGGCCCGCCCGCCTGCCGTGAACGTGGCCAGCGCTGCCGTCCCGCTGCCGGTGAAGTAAGGCAGCCGATCTGCGGCGCTGACCAGCCCAGCAATGGCCTGCAGTTCAGCATCCCAGGCCTGCACGTTGGTGCCGATCACCAGGCCGAGCGTTGCGCGCATGGTCAGCGCGTCAGCGTCATCAAGCAGAGTGCGCGCGAAGGCGGTGAATCCGGTGAGCGCTGCAGTTGCCGAGCCAGTGAAATAAGGCAGCGTGTCAGCGGCAGAGGCCAATCCAGCGATAGCCGTCAGCTCAGCGTCCCACGGCTGCACGTCCGTTCCAGGCACCAAGGCGAGCGCCGTGCGAGCGTCGGCCGCTGTGGCCGTGGCCAGCAGCACCAGCCCGAACGCGGCGGCCTGGCTGTCGTCCAGCTTCGCGTTCAGCGCCGCCTGCAGATCCGTCTGGTCAGACAGCGTGCCGCCGATATCGCCCCAGTTGACTGCCGTCAGTGGGTCGCCAAGTTCGTAGACCTGAGCGAACAGTTCTTCGTAGTGCGGCATGCGTCAGACCGCCGAGCGGGCGACCTCAAGACCGGTCTTCGGCATGATCGCCTGTGGCTGCTCCGCCCCGCTCTTGCTGGCGAGATTCGCTTTCACGATGTCGGCGATCAGGGTCGTCATCACGTCCTGCTGGGCAGCGCCACCCTTCATCTGGGCGATTTCCTTCTGCCCCTGGATCTTCTGCTGCTCGATCGCCATCTGGCCCTGCTGCTCGGCCTGCATCTTGGCGCCCTCGGCCTGCATCATCGCCTGCTGCTGCTGGGCCTGAGCTTGTGCCGCCGCCTCCTGCTGCTGCTCAAGCTGCTCCTCGCTCGGCACGATGGCGTCGGTGTCTAGCTCCATGCTGTTGGCCACCTCGCGCAGCACCGCGGCCCGGCCCTTGACGCCGATGATCTGCATGTCGATCGGGTTGGCCGTCATGCCCAGGAACTGGATGCGCCGCTGCTGCGCGCTGTCCTTGATCAGGATCGCGGCTGCTCCACGTGGAACAGCCTTGCAGTCGCCCTTGATGCTCTCGTCCGGGTTGTAGAGCATCTCGTTCACGAACGTCGAGAAGATGTTCGGCCCGATGACGTGCATGTCGATGTTGCTGATAGCCCGGCGCAGGCCCTTGGCGGCGCTGTTGAGCAGCATGGCAAGGCCCGAGGCCGTGTCCCCAGCACCCCCGACGCGCTCGTTGCCGTAGGTGTAGCGAGGGATGCCGGTCGCATCGTCCGCGCGCATCTCCCATTTCTCATAGGCCGCGTTCAGGTTGGCGCTGTTGTCGGGCGGCTGGAAGAAGCCGATGCCGGGGTTCACGCCCTGCGTGGGGTCGCTCTTGAGCTGCCAGACCTTCCACGGGTACAGCTCGATGCTGTTCTCGCCGTCGGCGAAGCGGTCGGCGTGCACCCAGACCTGTGGGCCGCTGGCCATCGATAGGTTGTCGGCCATGGCGCGGGCGATGGCGTTGCAAAACTTCTGGCAGTCTCCGGCCAGGTCGGGCACTGAGCAGCCCCAGAACGCACCAGGGATCTCGTCGTAGCAGGCCTTGCGGTACGGGCGCGCGCTAAGCGGGTCGCTGTTCAGCGCGGCATAGACCACGTATCGCCCGATCAGGATCACATTGCACTCGTAGTCCCGAGTCGGCTCGTCGATGCCCTCAACGCCCCAGGACATCAGTTGCCAGCCCGGCACCGCGCCCCAGTAGTTCAGGGCGTCGATCACCCCGGGGGGGCTCAGCCACATGTACATGGATTCCTGCGTCAAGCGCTGGCGTTCGGCCTCGGTCCACAGCCAGCCTTCGAGGTGGCCGCCGCTGTAGTCGCGCAGGGCCTTGTCGATCTGATCGTCCTGGAAGCCGGGCAGCCCCTTCAGGTCGAACAGCGTGTTTCGCCACAGCCGCATGCGCTCGATGAAGTCGCCCTTCTGCGCATCCTTGGCGCTCGGCGCCGGGTAGACATCGAACGGGCTGACCTGCTCCCAGCACTGTTTCGGGTCGTTGCTGACCTTAGGCACCCAGCCGGATTCCCACGTCAGGGTTTGCACTCGCTGGTACACCGGCCCCTTCATGATGGCCGCTGGGTAGGTCACGAAGTCCTCGACGAAGGCGTCCATAGCCTCAGCCCAGCCACCCTCGGCCAGCCGGTCGTCGATCTGGCGCTCCATGCGCTTAGCGCGGATATCGGCCAGCTTCGTGACGCGGGCCTCGCATTCGGTGCGCAGCTTGTCCTTCAACTCGAAAACCTTCTGTTTGAAGTCCTGCGGGCTCATCACCGGCGTTGGCACCACCTGCCCGTCAGGCGTCTGCTGCTGGGCCTGCTGGTACTGAGCAACCATGACCTCTTGCGCCTGCTGCTCTGCCTTGTTGGCGATCATGTCCATCAGCTCTTTGGGCAGCTCAGAGATCGGCGTCGGCTCCAGCCCCCACGGCCGCTCGCCCACCGGCAGCACGATGTCTCGGATCCACGCGGAGCCGGCTCGGCACTTCGTCTCTGTCAGCTTGGTAAAGACGATGTTCGCCCCGCCGCCGGCCTGCTGGATCACGCTGATCTGCGCCGGAGAGTACACCGCGCGCCGCGCCCGCAGGCAATCGAGCAAGTGCAGATCAACCTGCTGCTTCGCCAGCTTGTTGCGGCCCCAGGCTGCCCGCACGTGCCCGGCCAGGGCTGGCCACACGTCCTGCGAGATGTCCTGTGGTGCCGGCGGCTCGGCCGCGTCGCGCTTCAGAAGGGCCTGAAGGCCAAGTTGGCGAACAAGAGGTGATGCCATGGAGATGCCCCGGAGTTGTCAACGGGCAGCATCTGGACGGAACCCCGCAGGACTTGCTGCATGGGTGAATTGTGCCCCGCGCGGGGCTGAAACAAGAAACCCGCCTTGGATTGCTCCGTGGCGGGTCTCAGGGCTGCCGTTTTGATGGTCGAACACCAGGCGACAGCGTCACCTTTCGCCAGCCAACCAGGCCCCGGCGAGGACAGCAGGGCGTTGCGCACCCACTCGACCATCCTCGCCGCCGATCGGCCCAGCATGACCAGCGCGGCCATCGTACCAAAAGGAAACCCCGCCGGGGCGGGGCCAAGGCCTTGCGGCCAACTTCGCGAGGAACACCCATGCAACTTGCGCCGTCATCCTACTCCGAGCCCGTTGCCGGACCAAACGATTTTGCGGCTGCGCACCGGCCTGGCCTTGGCCGAGACGATCTTGCGATCCATCAGCTCCGGGATGAAGCTCAACGCCAGGCTGTCGGCGTGATCGGGCGACTTCTTCCCCTCGCGCTTCATGTCCTGCTTGCTGACCAACTGGATGCGAAACAGCGCGTCGTAGCCGTAGTCCATGCTCGTCAGCTCATCGGCCAGCTCGTCGACGTCGGGCACCTCACCGTCCTTCATCCAGTCGCGCATCTTTCCCCAGCACTCGCTGCGCTGGTTGAAATACTGCTTGTCGTCCTTGGCCGGCACGCCCCACATCACCGGCACGAGCGGCGGTAGGCCCGGCATGCGCCTCAGCGCGCTGTCGAGGTCGGCCCCGTTTCCGTTGGCGTCGTAGACGATGCACGAAACGTTCTCCAGCTTCTGGAGCAGCTCCCAGATGCGGCCAGCCAGCTCCGGCCCGTCGAACCCCCACATCGACACCTGGTAGTGGACCTTCAGGCCCTGGCGTATCGTGATGACGCTCCAGTCGTCGCCGAAGCGAGCCGGGTCGACGCTCAGGATGATGGGATAGGCCTGCCAAGCCATGCGCGGCACGCGACGGCGGCGCGCGTTCTCCACCAGCTCCGGGCTGATGAAGTTGGATGCGCCGGCCCGCGGGAACTGGCCCTTGACGCGCACGCGCACGAAGTCGCTGTCCTCGCCGTACTCGTCGACCCACGCCTGGATCTGCTTCTTGTTCGTGAACCTGACCGTGCGGCTGTCGACCCGGTGGTACTCGTTGATGCCAGGCTTCGGCCGCGTGCAGCGCTTGTGGAACTCGCCGGTGGTCTGCGTCGGGTTGCCGTAGCGGCACCAGACGATCTGCGTCTTCGCGTCGGTAAGCGCGCCCTCGGCGACCTCCCAGATCTTGTCGTCGATGCCTGAGGCCTCGTCGAAGATCAGCAGGATGCGCTTGCCCTTGTTGTGCATGCCGGCGAACGACTCGGTGTTCGACACCGACCACGGCACCGCGTCGATCCGCCACGTCTTGGCGTGGTCAGGGTCAGCCGAGTAAAGCGACTCCGTGGTGAGCGTGAATAGCTCTTTCGCCACGTAGAGCTGATACCACTTGGCCAGCTCGGCCCAGGTCTTCGTCTTGAGCTGCGTGGCCGTGGTCGCCGTCACGACGCCTCGGGTGTCCTCGCGGGACATGGCCCAGAGGATCAGCCACGCAACCTCGGCGCTCTTGCCGACGCCGTGGCCGGCGCTGATGTCCTCTTTGAGCACCGCCCCGAGGTCGGCGCCAGCGCGCAGCTTGTCCCCAATGCGGGTGAGCTGGTCGATCTGCCACTGCTCCGGCCCATCCTCACCCTCGAGGTCAGTACCAGGCACGCCCCAGGGGAAGGCCCACATGACAAAGCCGAGCGGGTCGAACTCGTATTCGACGAACCGATCGGCTATCTCCGCGAGCGCGGCCTCAATCTGCTGGCGCTCGCTCATCGGCGCGCTGGCCTGGGCGCCAGCTGTTCCCATCAGCAGGGAACGTCGCCGTTGACCGGAAGCGCGGCGTCCAGCCCGGGATAGTCCTGCCGGATGTCGGCCATCATCGGATCGACGGGCGGGTAGCCCGGGGCGGCGATGCTCCGAACCTTCGGCGTCATCATGTCAGCGACCTTCTGCGCTCGCATGCCGCCGGTGGTCTTGCTGCGCTGCTGGCTCTGGCCGATGCCGGTGCCCAGCGCGCGGATGCGCTGCGGGTCGATCAGGTGGTTGCCTGGCTTGGTGGGCTTCATGAGGCCTCCGGGTGAACGGTTGGTGGTGGTCGGATTGTCTGCCAATCGCGCCTTTTCGGCCTCAGACGGTGCTTTGTTCAGTTCGGCCCAGCGGCGCGTAGTGAGTCTGCGCGGTTTTCTGCCACGTGAACTTGCGTGATTTTTCGTCGCCGTCGGTGGTGGCCGGGATTTCTGACTACTTGCTTTCGTCCTTGCGGCGTGCGCGGGCCGCTGCAACCTTCTCGGCGAAGGACATCGCCAGGTTGTTCAGCGCCTCGTCCGCCTCGCTGCCGATCAGCTTGAAGCGCTGGGCCAGCATGCGTAGAGCGGCTTCCTTACCCGCCAAGCGCACGCGGCGCACAGCGCCCTGCTTCTTACCCTTCGCCGGTTCAGCGAACTCCATGGATGAGATAGCGGCTGCGGTGTCGTCGTCGAGGGTGTGAGGGGCCTTGAGCACGCCCTTCTCGTCGAACAACTTGCGCTCGTCAGCGAAGGCCAGGCGTGCCAGTTCCAGCATGACGCGTTCGGCTGTGATGTCAGCTTGGCGCAGGGTGCGCTGGCTCAGTTCATCGACCCTGGAGGCTATCTGAGGGTTCCTGAGGAGATCGTAAGCCTGCTCGGCTGCGCTCCGCTTCGAGTAACCGGCCCTGATGGCAGCCTGTGTGCCGTTGCGGTCTGTGACGTACTCGCGGGCGAATCTCTCGTGCTTGGCGTTCTTCAGGATCGGCATGGCCGGGTTCCTCTCAGGTCAGTGGGTTCGGTGCTTCGGGGGCCAGGGGTTGCCGCCGAACTGCTGGGCCATTTTGGCACTGATGGCGGTGGACAGCTTGTCGTTCCAGTCCATGATCACCCGCTGCACCGCTGCGGTGACGCTGACCCAGTTCGTGCGGGCCAAGTCCTGCTCGATGGCTTCGCGGGCTGGGCCTTCTGCTCGAGCTGCCTTCTTGTTCAGGTCCTCGACGATCTGGCCGACGAAGCGAACCGCCGCTTCCTTCGTTGGGGTAATGTGCTGCACGGCGCGCCAGCTGATGTCATGGAACAGGCCGCTGGGGAAGAAGATGATCACGCCGCCGACCTCTGGTTCGGTGCCCTCCAGGCGCTTCAGGCTGGTGCTGCAGCCGATTCCAGGGTGCTCCGGGTGGATCCAGGCCGGGCGGGGGTGTTCTTGCGTTGAGCTCATGATGCGCCTCCTGTTGCTGACATTGCGCGCGCCCGGGTGGCGATCCACTCGTCGGCCATCGGCCCGGATGCATGCGCAGGGATGGCCGGGACGCCGGCCGTGAAGTGCAGGAGTTTCGCCGCCTGGTTCTCGCCGTGCTCGTCGGCCAGCCAGTTCCACTCCATCGGCAGTTCCCCGATCAGCTCCTCGGGCAGGAACCGGAACTGCAGCAGGTCGATGACTGGCGTCTTCTTCACGAACTCGGGCGTCACGTCGATCCAGACCGGGTGACGGCAGTTGAACAACATCACGGCGGCCCACTGCTTGCGCTCGTAGTCCTCGTTGTCGGATTCCATGGCCGTGCCGCGGTACTTGCGGACGTTGCGGGTCTTGTAGTGATGCTTGACCACCATCACGGCGTGCCGGTGGCTGGCGTACTGCAGCACCTCGTTGATGTCGGCCCGGGCGAGCATGTCGGCGCCGTCGCAGAACAGCGCAAAGCCGCAGCGGCCCATGGCATGGGGCACCAGGAACCTGCGTGCGGTGAAGGCATTCGAGCCCTCGGAGTGGCCAGGCGTAGCGATGCGAGTGATGGGCGCGATCGACACCGGGCTCTTGGCGTGGTCCAGCACCGACTGCACGAAGACGTGGGTTCCGATTGCGACGCGGTCTTCGTGCCCGGTAAAGATGTTCAGGAGGCTCATACCTTCCTCGACTCGATGCGGAAATCCCGGTGCGCCTTGCCGATGCCATGCCACTGCGTCGGCCGCTCTTTGAAGAGTCCGAAGCCGGCGCGCTTCAGGACCGGTATCAGGGTCTTTGGAGTCCACCCCCACCGGTGAAGCATCCACGGATCTTCCATGCTGGGATCGCCGTAGAGGCCGTGCATCGCCTGGGAGTTGAGCGTCTTCTCGTCGCCCTTCTCGATCAGCTTGACCAGGTTTTTGGCGCACTTCACGACATCCGGCATTTCCAATACCAGCAGGCCGCCAGGCTTGAGCAGGCGGTGCCACTCGGCCAGGGCCTTTGGTACCTGCCAGGCCGCGAGGTGCTCCAGGAGGTGAATGGCCATCACCTCGGATGCACACCCGTCAGGAAGCGGGATACTCAGCGCGTCGCCAATCACGTCCGGAGCGCGGGCGGCCTTGGGCGATCGCTGGGTGTCGACGTTGACCCAGCCGTCGAGAACGTGCCGGCCGCATCCAATGTGAACCTTCATGGCGTCTCCAACATTCTGGCCACCATTGTCCACGCCTGAGGCGCTTCGTCCGAACGCCACATGAACCAGGCCAGGCGCTGCAGGAACTCCAGGCGATTGGCCGGCGTGTAGGCCTTGCCATCCAGCCACTTGGCGGCCCCATCTTCCGTCTCGAATGGAATCCCGGCAACCACAGCGTCGACACCACAATTTGAATGCTTACACACCACCAGCGCCGCACCCCTGAGCACCTGCTCGATGGGCACATCTTTGGAGACCGGAATATTGAGCACCGGATGCGGCCTCTTAGGCTTGGGTCGGAAGATGATCCTCGCCTTGGGGAAGCGCTGGCGCAGCTCGCACAGCTTGCGCGCCTCCCAGTCCTTCACGTCCATGATGTCGCGGGTCTTCGGGCCCAGGCCGACCAGGATGATGTGGCCCTTCGGGTTGAAGTCGTTGCGAAGCTGGATCTTCAGCGCGGCGAATCTCGACTTGTCCGCCGGCGCGCGGTCCAGCAGGTGCTGTGGGTGCTCGTGGTCGGCGCTGGTGCGCCAGTAGCCTGGTGCCCGGAAGTAGCCGCCGTCCCAGATCACCACCCGGCCGCCCTTAGCGCGGTGGGCGTTCGCGATGGCCAGCCGTGAGGGGGCGCCTGGGCCGCATACCATCAGCGTCACCTCGGGACTGCTTGGTGCCTCCACAGCAGAAAACGGCACCGGGCAGCACTCGCCCAGGATCTGCATGAAATTTGTGGCCTTGGTCCCGAGGGCCGGGTCGGTCAGGTACTCGACGCGGTTCATATGGTCTCGAGCCAGCGCGCGTATTCCTTGGCCAGCCGATCGAGCGCAACGAACGGCGCCTGGAGCTTGAGCCGGGCCGCTGCAGCTGCTCGAGCATCCTTCGGCGTCAGCTCGTCGAAAGCTCGAGACAGCTCGAGCGGCGTGTCAGCCCAGCGCATGCCGCCATTGTCCACCTCGAGGTAGCCGCCTTCACGGCAGGCAATGATGGGCGTGCCGGTGCCCATGGCGTTTGCGGCCTTGACCGCTGATTTCCAGTTCCGCGGCGCGTACCCGGTGTCGGTTCGCAGCGCCAGCACGATGTCGAGGTCAGCCAATCGCTTGGGCGCGACGTGGAACCGCCAGCCTCGAGTTGCACATTGGCGCTCGATGTGCGGAAGCCAGCCCTCGAGGTACTGCAAGCCGCCCTCGTATCCAACGGTCTGCACTTGCTCGCGGATCGGATTCGCGTCCTGACCGGACCTCGAGTGGTGTGGCAGCCAGAGCAGCTTCGTCTGGTCAGGCGCGCCCCAGCCGCAGTCGAAGGCCATCTCCTGAGTGGCAGCCACGATGCCGGCCGGCTTGATGGTCTTGACCTGGTGCTCGAGCCACGCCATGCACTCACCTCGAGCCCAGCGGTTGCCTTCAGGCTGCGGCCACGAGTCCACCTGATCCCACACCAGCGGCTTGCGCGCCTGGTGGATGCGCTCGAGCAGCTGCGGTGTCGGCCGCTTGACCAGGATCACCAGGTCGTGGGCACGGATCTCGAGATCGCTGGCGTTCGGGCTCACCGTGGCGCCGATGGCTTTGCCGAGTTGTACCCCGCGCACCTGCCAGCTGCCGGAGGTGCCGCGTCCGGTAACGAGGATTCTCATGCGCTTCTGTATGGGTGGAAGCGTATCTCAGCGGCGCGCCGGGCGGCACAGGCGTCTTCTAACGTGTAGTGGTAACTATGGTGCACGCGCTTGCCGTTGAGAGTGAGTTGGGAAACCCACTGTCGCGTGGGTTTGAACCAGCAAACCCCGAGAACGCCGGAATTGCTGTTGCTTTGTGCCCCTCGCCTGTTCTGCATGTTCTCGCTCTTCGTCGCGAGCCTGAGGTTCTCAATGCGGTTGTCGTCCTTGATGTGGTTGATGTGGTCAACTTCGTGCGGCGGCAAGACGCCGTGGATGTACAGCCAGACGAGCCGATGGGCTCTGTACCCCTTACCGTCTACGGTGACGAAGACGTAGCCATCGCGCTTGTATCCAGCAACGTCGCCGACGCGGATGCGGTTGCTCGTTCTCACCAACCGTTTGAACTTACCCGCATCCAGCGTGAACAGCTCATGAAGCCTCGCTTGTGTCAGCATTTCTTGGTCCCAAATCCGAGTACTTCAGAGCGTGCGAAGTACGTTTGTGAGTCGTTCACGAGCCCCTGCGTCGGAGCATCTGGCTTCTCAATTCTTTTTTGTGTCACGTAGCGCAGCGCGCGCCACTGGATGCTGGGGAAGAGCTCGCGCACGGCCTCGATGCTGAAGCGCCAGTAGTCCGACGGGTAGCTGTGCACGCGCCAGACGAAAGGAACGCTGATGTCCAACGTCCCACCCGGCACCAACAGGCGCTCCAGGTTCGCCGCCAGCAGCCAGGGACGGCGACTGTGCTCAAGCACACTGCGGCACTCGATGTGATCGAACAGGAACTCCTCGGGGATCCAGTCGAGCGGTTCTTCCAGGTTGGCCACGACATCGACCCCCGGCCCTTCCTGCATGTCCACGCCCACCGCATCCGCGTACAGCTTGCGCCGGTCCTCGCGCGTGGGGTAGATGTGCGAGCCGACGATCAGCGTCGCCCCTTCCTTGGGCTTGCGGAACTTGCGGTGGAATTTCTCGGTGGGCGTCATGCTGCGGACTCCTTGCAGTCAAGAACGGCCTTGAGAGGGCCGCCGGTTGCGATCTCGGCATATTGCCACTGGCCCCAGGCCATGCGGTGCAGGGCTTTCTCGCGCCACGCATCGTTGCACAGCGGGTGCTCGATCCAGTCGCGCAGCGGCAGCGCGGCGTCGCTGCAGATCCATCGGGGTGCTTCGTAAAACACCGGGACCCCCTCTACCAGCGACCGCACGCCAGCTGCCGAGCCCCAGATCACGCAGGCCCATGCGCCTTTCAGGTCGCGCTCCAGCGGCACACCGCCGCTGCGGTTGCCAGGGTGAGGCCGCACACGGATCGGGCGCTTCGTCCAGCGCTTCAGCCGCTCCACGGCCTTCTGGTGCCACATGTGCGGGCTGGCCATCTGCCTGGAGCCGATCGACCTCTGCTGGCAGACCAGGATGTGGTCGCCCTCCTTGCGCCAGGGCTTCGGCTCTATGCCCAGCGCCCGCCAGCGGCTGCTGTCGCCGGCGGGGATGCGGCCAGCGCCGTTGTGCGCCCCGAGGCTCACCGCGTACATGCCGGGCTGGCCGGGCGGCGTCAGGTAGCCGTTTTCGCAAACCAGCACCTGCGCGCCGCGCGCCTTGAAGGTGTCGGCCAGCTTCTCGGTGGCTCCCTGCAGGTTCCAAACGATGAGGCAATCCCCGGGCCGCGGGTCGTCCAGCCGCTTCACGACATCGAAGCCGATCGCGCGCAGACCGGCCTCGAACGACTCGCGCCGGTAATGAGGCTGGGCCTTGAGAGTGACGAGGGCGCGCTTCAAATCGTGCAGCCTTCGTGAAACTCGCGTTTGGCGGCGAGGTAGGCCTCGTGAGCCTGTTCTGGCGTCTCGTGCGTCCCGAAATAGAGGTTCTTTCCATTCACCCCGATCCTGGCGACGAATCTCCCTTCTGGGGTCCTTGTTACGCCGAGAAAACCAGTTGTCGAATTTGGTATTGCACGTCGCCTGTTCTGGTTATTTATCTTGTAATCCGCCGCGCGAAGGTTCTCGAATTTGTTGTTGGCCCTATCGCCATCTTTGTGGTCAATTGCAATTGGCCATTCACCAGTGGCCAACCACCATGCGACTCGATGGGCTATATATTGCCTTCCATTTATTCTGATCGTCACATAGCCGTGGTGCTTGTTCTTTGTCCCAGCAACTTCACCAGCCTTCCCTAAGACAACCTGGCGCACACTGCCTGTGCGCATGTCGACTTTCCAACGCAGTTCTCCGGTCTGCTTGTCATATTCGACGATATCTCTTACATCTTCACTCGGCGGTGGTGTCATTTGATGCCTCCAATTCAGTGCCAATCAATCCGCTTCTGAACCATGGAAGTGCTGACGCAGGAGTGCAGTTAACCACATCAATGCCTAGTTTCTTCAAATCCTTTGCGGTCGATTCGAATCTGCGAACCCATTGCGAAAATAACTGACTTTGCACACAAGGCTTGGGATGGTCGCCATGAAAGTGCTTCTCGCCGTTCGGCCCGAGCTTCATGCAGTAGCCCAGCAGGATGATGCGCCGGGCGCCCCACAGAAATGCCAAGTTGACCGCAGCGTGACCGCCGTTGGACCCTGTGTGCAGCTCACCGATTCCGAGCCCGTCCCGAGCCGATCCGCGCTGTCGCGTGTCGAGGCCGAACTGCTTGTAAGTCGAGGCGTCCTGCGTGACGGTCTCGGCGTTCGGGTGTTCCTTTCGCCACGAGCGCCAGCCCTGGCCGTGGGCGCCATCGTGCTGGTATGCGCGCCACCATTGGCTGTCGCATGCGAACAGCGCGTCGAGCCACGGGGCGGCCTGGTAAGTCGTGTTGACTCCGATGACCTTCACGCGGCCGGCCTGCTGGGCCTTGCGCACGTGCTCCAGCTGCTCGGCGTTGAGGCTGGGGCCGCTGGCGATGCAACAGACGGTCTCCCAGCCTGGGCGTTTTTTTGGGGCTCGGTCTGTCATTCCTGGCTCTGGTTGAAGAGGGCGCCTGTCGCCGGGTCGATGCATTGCACCCAGCGGATGGCGCCGCCGGACTTGTCCGGGATGAGGGAAAGAGGGTTCATGCGCTGATAGGCCGGCTTCAGGCCCATGGCCTCGCAGCGCTTGGCGAGAACCTGGGCGCGCTCCCATGCCATCGGCTCCGGGGGTTCGGAGCAGCCGGCCAGCAGCACGGTCGCGAACAGAAGGCGGTTCATTGCGGCTTCAGCTCCCCGGTTTCGTACTGCTCGCGGCCGTCGAGCGCGTGGTGCAGCCACACTCCGGGCGTGTCTTCGTCCTCGGTCGGCTTGCAGAAGCACCTGATGTTCGACTCGTGCTCGCGCAGGTCGCCGATCGGCATCACGTGGATCCAGTTCGGGTTTTCGATCACCCTTTGGCCTCCAACACTGGCGCGATCATGAAGGCAATCGCCGCGTTCATCAGCAGGCAGGTATTCGGCGCCGCCTCGCCGCTGCCCATGTAGCCGACTGCCAGCTTGTCGGCGTCGAGGACGATCACGCAGCCGCTGACATTCCCATGCTCGCCCGCTTCGATGTCGTCGGCCCAGCGGCGAAGCGTGGCCGGGATGTCGAGCAGGCTCGTCTCACGCAAGACGTGCAGTTCAGCCATGCTCAGGCGTCCTTGTGCATCGTCGGCATGCCCGGAAGGGGTTTGCTCAGATGCTGGTTGGTCATCTCCTGCGCGTCGTTCCGCAGGCGAAGCTCGCGCAACTGCTCGGCCAGCATGCGCCGTTGCAATTCAGCGGTGTCGCTTTCACTGTCGGGCTTCGTGAAGCGCTCCTGGCGCTCGTTGGCCCGTCGATCGTCGTCCTGCGAGATCCACTGCTTCAGCGCCATTTCGAGCTGGTACGGCATCCACGTCGCGAACGGCCGCGGCAGGCTGCAGCCCTCGGCGTCGCCTTGGTGCAGGGTTACGTCAAGGCGCGCGAACGGCTTCCCGGCCAAGTCGTTGATGCTGAGATTGACCGTGCCGCAATCGTGCACGTAGCAAATATCGGCCCGCAGCGGCTGCCCAGAATTAGGCGACCACATCATGTCGGTATGAACGTCGTCGCCGCCTGGCCAGTACCAGACAACGCGGCCGACGCTTGGAACGATGTGGGTGACGGGCTTCTGTTCTTCCATGGTGGTGCTCTCCTGTTGGTGGATGGTTGCTCAGGCGCCCTGCTGGCGGTCGTCGTCTTGCCGCGCGAATTCCTCGTGCAACAGGCGGAAAGCCTCGTTTTGCATTGCGGCCGTTGAGGTGAACTTGCTGGTCCGCAGCCTGGCGCTTGCCGTCTTGGCGCCCTTCTTTGCTTCGTAGGTGACGATGTGCCCGAAGTCGTTCGGATCAAGCATGGTCGTCGTGCTGACGATCTCGATCGGATCTTCAGCCGGCTTCCGCTTCGCATTGGCCAATTGGTCACGAAGGCGGAACCCAAGTAGCGGCCACAGCTTCGCCACCGCCGCCTTGCGCGCCACCTCGCGCCCGATCTGCGCGTCGAAGTTCTCCGGGCTGGCGCAGGCCGACTCGCCGGTGACCGTGAAGCCGTTTTTCAGGACCAAGACGGCGAAGGTGAGCAGCGCCAGCTCGGACGGGGTGTGGGCTTCCACTTCCGACACGGCCAATTCGCTGTCGCTCGCGAATGCAGCCATGCCGTAGACACCAGCCTCTGCCGTGAAGTAGTGCTCGCTGGCGATCTCCGCCTCGATGTCCGCCGGCGTGACCTTGGGCGCCGGGCGGGCGGCGATGCGCTGGTCGAGGCGGTTCTCTTCTTGGCGCTTTGCTTCGCTGTAGGCCGCGAGTTCTTCGGGCGTCAGGTCGTTTGCGGTGCTCATGTCGTCCTTTCGGATTGGTTCAGTCGATCGGCCGCCGCGGCTTCGCGCACGGCCTGGTGTGTGACCTTCAGCAGCTCCAGCTCGTCGCGGTAGAGCCGGTCCTGCGTGCCGTTGGCGAGGCAGCGGCGGTAGTTCGGCCCCCGACTGACTGCCCGGGCCGCGCAGCCTGGGCACGATGCGTGGAAACCGTGGTGCAGCGCCTTGCTGGCGGCTTCGCAGTCAGGGCAGCTCATCGCAGCACCAGCGCAACCAGGACAGCGCCAAGCGCCAGCCAGAAGGCCGCCCACTTGATCGCGTCGGCGTAGTGCTCGGCCGGGCACACGATGTACTCGCCTGCCTCCATCTCATCGACCTTGGCACTGACGATCCGCCACAGCGAGTCGTACCGCACGCCCTCTGGGTCATCGGATGCCGCTTCGAGGGCCTGCATCCATTCGTCGAATTCGCTCAGTGTCATGCCGCTTGCTTTTCGCTCGCTCGCGCCAGTTCGTTGCATCTCTGCTCGCTCCATTCCGCCGCCGCGATCGCAGTCGGCCGGTCCACGATGGCCGCGAGGTCGTCCATGTAGCCGATGCCTTCCTTGGCGAGCTGGTACTCGGGTCCGCTGAAGCCGACGCGGCCGGTGCGCTTGAAGCGCTCGACCACCGCCAGGGCCAAGTCGAGCTGCATGGCCAACTCGGCCTCACCCACCTTGAGCAGCGAGGCTACACGCGACCAGGTCAGCACGCCACCGCAGAAGCTCCAGAGCAGGCCAGCGTCGGCCGTGCCCGTGGCGATGGCGTCCAGGTTCACCAGGTGGCACAGCCCGAGGTCGCGCAGTTGGCTCTGGTCCAGCTTAGCGCGCAGGCCTCGCGGCGGAAGCGGCGTCACAGGCCGGCGGTTGCAGCGCTTGCGGCTCATGGGTAGGCCGCCCGCAGTGCAAGCTCAAGTCGACTCAGCCGAAATGTGCCGCGGAACCTTGCGTTGATGTTGTCGACGATCAAAGACTCGACGTAGGCGTCAACCTCGGCCGGCCTCTCCGTGCCGCCGTGCATCTGCTGGCCGTCCCAGACCATGCGGCCTCGCTGCGGCACCTTCTGAGCGTCGAGCATCTTGCTGGCCTCTTCGAGCTGCCAAGCAAGCATGGCCAATTCCATGGTGTCTTTGCTCATTCGCTGTCCTCGGTAGCCTCGATCCAAAACGGCCTCATCTCCGGCTCAGCCCCGAGCTTGAACCGGCAGAGCGGGATGGCAACCCATGCTGCAGCGCACACAAGCGCCGACAGGCACAGGATGATGGCCGCAACCGGTGGCCACGCGATCATCAGGAAGACGGTGATTCCGGCGGTCTTCATAGTCCAAGCGCTCCGATTGCCGACAGGAAGCCGCGGGCGAAGTCGTCTTCGCGACGGTAGTTCAGCTCTCGTGTCTGCCCAGGGAGAAATGCGGCTTGGAGCAGCAGCGCGTTTTCCTCGTCGCCGGTGAACAGCATGAGGCTTCTGTGTCGGCCGCGACGGAACTCTTCGGCCCGAATAACGACCCTTCTGCACTTTGCGTGCTCAGCGAGCGACTGAAGTGGCGCGCCGGCAAACGTCATGACGTCGGCCACCGTTAGCGGCTCGTACACAGCAAGCACGACCATGCCGCATTCGAGCAGGTGGTGCCTTGCCTGTGGGGTCAGCTGCAGCACGGTGATCGGCTCCAGGGCGGGCGTGTAGAGCACGGCGCGGAATCCAAGGGTTGGCTCATGCATAGGGTTCTCCCTCAGAAAGCTGGTTCGTCGGTGCGGCAGTGCTTCGCCGCGTATGTCACGGCGACCGCCAGCGCGGCCCAGGCGTGCGACGTGACGCCGTAGGTCGGGCCCGGCGCCGACTTCTTGCCAGGCAAGCCGACGCGATCCAGCAGAGCCTGCCGGATGTCCTTGTCGGCCCCAGCGCGGCGCCCGAGCAGCTCCAGCTTGATCTGCGACCGCGTGACGAGCACCACTTCGTCAGGAGCGCGCCAGGCCTGCTGGAACCGACCCACCCAGCGCGTGGTGGTGAACACCTGGCTCCAGACCTTCTGGCCGAAGCTCTCGGCGAACTCGATGGCCAGCACGTCAGCGCCCTGGCCGGCCGCTACCCAGCGCAGAACGTCGTGGTTGTCGCCGGTCCCGCTGTCGATGACGTGGCCAGGCTCGTACAGGATCCAGCCGCTTTCTTCACTGCCGGGGTCTATTGCGAGGACCCTCATGGCATCGCGCTCCCGATGGCTGCAGCAGCGCGGACGCCGGCATAGCGCCTGGCAGCCTGCTCGTCGCCGCCGTGGTCTTGGAAGAACTCGATGGCGCCAGAGCCGTCATGGCCGACGCTCACACAGTTGCCGTACCAGATGACCCGCAAGCGCAGCTTTGCCTCAAGCCGCGCCTCGTCGCCGTCGTCGTTGATCGGTTCCCATGGCCGTAACGGGTCAAGCAAATAGAGCGTCCCGCACTCTTCGTGATCCCACCTGATCCCTGCAGCCTTCGCCGCCAACTCAAGCAGCTCGATGTCGTTGTTTGTCGTGCTCATTCGAATGCCTTTGCTCGTTGCTCGGTGTAGGTGTGCGGTGTCATGCCGGCTGCAGTTCTCGCTGCATGTTGTACGGCTCGACGCGCGACATGCGATCGTTGACGAAGCGCAGGGACGTGTGATCGAACCACAACGCGACCTTGCCCTCGAATGAGCCGCTGCGCTGGGCGTCGACTGTGATCAGGGCATCGGGCTCGTCCGCGGCCTTGACGTTGTTCGCGTCCTTGCGCAGCGACTCGGCCTTGCCGCGGTTGGCCCAGACCAGCACCACGTTGTGCGGCAGGTCGCTGATGGTGCTGGAGCCTCGCACGTCGTAGCGCGTTGGCGGCTTGCTGTCGTCGCCGCCCGCAGGCTTCTTGCAGTGCGCGATGAGGTGCACATGCAAGCCGGTTTCCTTGGCCACGTCCATCAGGTCGGAGATCAGCGCCTTCTGCTCGTCGAGGCTTTCCTCGGACTGGCAGACGCGCATGAGGTTGTCGATGAACACGTCGGTGCCATTCAACTCGCTGGCGAAGTAGCGAAGGATGGCGATGCAGCGCCTGGGCGTGAGCTTGCCGACGTGGTCGAACATCCACAGGTGCCCGTCCGTCCACTCGGTGAACTCAGCCAGCTCGGCGTGGCTCGGCCATTCCTTGGCGATGGCCTGGCGCGCCATGCGGGCCAGGGTGGCCGTGACCAGCATTTCCAGGCTGATGACCAGCACCCGGCGGCCGAACCCGCACAGGTCAAGCGCGACCTGGCCGGTGAACATCGACTTCTTGTGCTTGTTGTAGCCGGCCCAGACGGTGACCTCGCCGGGCCTGAACTCCAGCCCGCGGCCGAGCTTCGTCGAGTTCATGTGCGGCAGCGCATCGGCATAGCCACGCTTCGTGAACGTCTGTTCCAGGTCTTCCCGGAACACCGACGCCTTGCGCACCTTGGTCCGCGGCTCGGTCGATTCTTCGTAGAACGCGAAATCGATGTCGTCCTTTTCTATCATTCTTGCCATGTGAGTACTCCGGCGGTGTCGAAGTGCTCGACGGTTGTGTGTTCGCCGGCACGGACGGTGTGAAGGCCGCCGAAGACGCGAGAGGCGCCAGCTGCGACGCAGGTGTCATAGACCTTGCGCACGCGCTCCCGGTCGTCGACGTGGCCGCTGACGTGCACCTGCAGGCCAACGACAGCCAGGAGGTCCAGCCGGTCGATTGGGTCGCTGGGCTCGACCAGCAGGTAAGCCTGCAAGCCCTGCGTGTGCCAGTTGTCGCAGAGCCACTTCGGGTTGTCACCGACATCGATGCTCACGAAGCTCGGGCGCTGGCCGCGCTTGCGCATGGCGTGGAGTTGGGTGTAGCCGCGCATCACCGAGCCCCCGCAAAGATGTCGTCGTGGCCGCCGTTGCGGCCCTGGTCGCGCTGGAGCCAAGAGGCTTTGAACCCCTGCCAGCCACTCTCAGCAGCGATCTTTACCGCCTCTGCCGGCGTCAGCCCAGCCACCTCCGCCTCGCGCTTGACGGCCTCCCACGCTGTGGGCGTGAGCACGGCCTTCTTCGCCTTCCTGACGGCTACCCAGTCCCTTGCGAGGGATGGATCGACACCTTCTGCGATGAGGTCATCGACTCCAAGCGTTTTTGATCTCGATGCGGGTTTTACCTGAGGATGTTCTACATCCGAAGATTGGTGCTTGGTGTCTGGTGTCTGGGGACGGGCGCGCGGTGCATTGCCTTCGCTATGCGTTCGCATGTCAACCGCATCTGCTGCCTGTGATGCGTTCGCATTGCCGTCGCTATCCGAACGGTGTGCGTTCCAACGTGCGTCCGCACTGCGCTTGGCCTTCGCTTGCTTGTCCTTGAAGCGTGCGATTTCCTCGTCGCAGCGGTGCTGATGCCAGCCGTCCGTGCGCAGCTCGAAGAACTCGGCCAGCACGGTTTCGACTGCCTTGACCTCGTCACGCGAACGGGCTCGGACACGGCGCTGTACGGCCTTCAGGTCTGGTGGGATCGGTGTCTCGCTGGCCATGTACCAGCGGATCAGGCGGCCGTAGATGCCGTCCTCGCAAGCTGTCAGGTGGGACGTTGCCTGCTCGTAGTCACCGATGTGGTGCTCGAAGTAGTTCACTCTGCCTTCACTCAAAGGCACTCCAGAAGAGACGCAGGCCAGGGCGGGAGTGAGTCGCCTTTTCGGGTGCCCCCTAGGCCGGTCCAGGTACGCATGCTATCCGCCATTCGCATGAGGCGCAACATCAAGAACTAGAACGGGATGTCGCTGTCGCGCGGGTCTATCCCATTGCGCTCCAGCAGAGCAGTGAGGCGGTCAATCTCGTAGTGGAGACGTGCGCGGTAGTCCTTTGGGCCGCCGCCTGGATAGAAGATCCGGAGCCACTCGCGCGCCCGCGCGTTCCACTCGCTCGAAGTCATGTAAGGGCTGACCCGGCCGATGTCCTCCGAGCAATGCTCGAAGTCATGTGCACAACGCCGACCGGCCTTCACCGTCAGCTCGAACAGCTCGCGCTCAATCCTTTCTGGAGTCGGATCAAGCATGGTCGCCAACCGCTTGCGAAGTGTGTTCATGTCGAATCTCCATCTGTCTTCGGCTTTCTCATCCGCTCCGCGCACTTCGCGCAAACCCGCACGCGCAGCCCGAGCACGAACTTCGCCCGGGCGCCCTTCTGCGGGCTCGGGGACTGGCATTGGCCGCAGCGGAACAGATGCATGGTGACGCTCACAGTCGGTATTCCTTCCCGACCACCCCGAGCGCCGGGTCACCGACAAGCATCCACTTGATCCACGTCTTGTGGCTCTCGAAGTGGCGCCAGTGCCCGCGGCGGAAGTGCAGGCGCACGTGGCGGCCGGAGTGCCCTGCGGTTGGCCCTGCCACGGCTCTATGGCGCTTGGCCAGGTTCACGACGTGGAAGTCATACAGCGGCGTCTTTCCGCTCTTGGCGCGCTTGGCGTTGAGCGCCGCTGGCTGCCTAATCACCTCGTGGGTAGCTACCTCTGCATCGAGGGCGATCAGCGCCGCTATAGCCTGATTCCGGGCGTACTGGAGCAGGTTTGAGGTCTCGCCAAGGGTGCCCATTGCAATCCACATGTCGCCGGCCAGCACGAACCCCTGGCAGGCGGTGATGGTGTCGATCTGGCACGAGACGAAGATCACCGGCACGCCGCCGATTACCATCTCGAAGGCGCAGTGCGGCGCCGGCAGAGAGACCTCGCCGATATCCTGGACGACAGCTGCCCAATCCTCGCTGAGCACGAACACGGCAGCGCCCTGCACAAGCGGCAGCGCTTCAACGCCTACGAAATCATGCGCCTCGGCATTGAAAAGATCCCCGGCGCGCATCGCCTCTTCCAGCTTGTGGAGCCTGGAGCAGTCGTTGCGGTCGATCCGCAGCAATGCCTCGTCGGACTCGAAGCCTTCGACCACCTTGAGCGCATCGACGACCAGGAATTTCCGGTGCGCGCTCATCTTCAAGCGATTTATTTCGCTCCTGACCTCCTCGCGGGTGTTCGGCCCGCTGTGGACGGCCAGCAAGCGCCGCATCTCGTCATCGCCCATGGCCGGGTTGGCCTTGACCATGGACAGAAGCTGTTCCGTCGATGAGCTAAGCACGCTCAGCTCCCCGAATAGACGACAGGCCGGCCAGGGCGGCGCGCGGCGGGCTTGGGGGCAGGATCGGGCGGGGCCAGCAAAGCATCAGCCTCTTGTCCAGTCTTCCATTTTTCCAACAAGGCTACCTGCACAGGCGCGTACCAAATCCCATAACGAAGGCATGCGATTGCCGTTTTCCGAGGGAGCCCGTTGAACATCTCCGTCCGCTGAACTCTCGTCGCAACTTCGCCTCCACGACAGAGCGCAATGAATTCGGCCCGGCGTGCCATCAACGCGTCAACCGGCGCGCTCAGGTGCGCCCATTCCATCTTTCCTTCGCCATACGCGTACCGCAGCTCACGCAGCCTTTGCCGAGGCCGCGTGGTTCGGCCCATCTTCGTAAAGCCCCCGTGAAACCCTATCGCGTACAGCCAGCAGGTGACGCCGTCTCCCATGGGGAACATCCCGATCCCATCGGCGGCCTTCATGTCGCGTCCTTTGCTTCCGGCAGCGGCACATCGTCGTAGATGTGCTCCCACCCGATCTGGAATCCGCGGTCGTTTGCCACCTTGATGATGGCCCGCGCCACCTTCGGCTGCATGTCGCCGTCGGCCTTCTCGTAGTACGACAGCATGGCCTGGCTGATTCCCAATTCCTTGGCGAGGTCGACCTGCCGCATGCCGATCGCCGCTCGAATGCTGATGAGTGTGTCCATGGGGGCAATCGTATCAGACTACTTGATGTTTTAGCGTGCGATTGTCCACGCGAGCATCAAGGACGACAATAGACGGATGGACAAGCACGCACTGGATCACTGGGCACGTGAGGCACTCAGCCTCGCGCTGTACGAGTGCTTCCTGTCGGCGGCTGCGGCCCTCCAGCGCGACATAGAGGACATCCAGGGGGAAGCAGCGTGGCGCAGCCCTCCGCATGACCAGTGGCTGGTGTGGCGTGCCAAGCGTAAGTTCGTGAACGACATCACACCCAAGAACGGCGGCTGAAGCTGCTTTACAAAATTCCTCAGAAAGTGCTTGTCAAAGCTTTCTGATGTTGGAATACTCTCTCCATGCCGACGAAACGATCGGCCCAACACGAGAGAGCCCAATGCACCCCACCATTACCGAGTCCCGCGTCATCGGAACCTTCGCAGGCGAGCTGATGCACGCATGGACCGAGCGCGACGCCGACGGCGCCCTGCGCCACTTCGAAGACTACGCGACGACCGTTTTCTCCCCGTCCCTCGGACGCCACATTGGCCTGACGATGGTTCGCGAGGTGGCCGCATGAGCGCCGCCGCCACCGCATCCCGCGCCGACCGCCTGATCGAAGGCGCAGAGGCCGGCTCGCTGGCTCACGCCAAGCACCTGAACGCCGGCGAAGACGTCGCCACGGACTACCAAGTCAGCCTGCTGGAGCAGATCGTTCGCGGCCTGTGCGCCGAGCTGGACCGCTCCAAGGGCTCGATCGCGAACCTGACCGACGAAGTCACCCGCCTGCGCGCCGCCAGCCGTGCCCAGGGCGCTCGGATCGAGCAGCTGCAGTTCGATGCCGCCAAGGGCGACGACGACTTCGAGCAGCAGGCCGACGAGCTGAGCCAGCGCATCGCGGCGTTCAACAGATCCACCGGCGCGGCCGAAGCACTGCGGGGTGGCCTGTGAGCGCCGCCGGGCACACACCGGGCCCGTGGTCGCTGGAAACTGTGACAACCAGCATCGGCACCTGCCACAAGATCGGGCCTTTCCCTTCGAACAGTGGCGTTCACAAAGACACGTACGCCTGCGTCTACGCGGACAACGTCCGCATGGATGACTACGGTCACTCGAAGGTTGGCGACGAACTGCTGGCCAACGCCCGCCTGATCGCCGCCGCGCCGTGCTTGCTGAAGGCGCTGCAAAGCCTCATCCCTCAGGCCATGACCGGCAACCCGACGCACGCCGCCCAAGTCGAGTTCTGGACCAGCGAGAAGGCGGCAGGCCGCGGTGAGGCTGGCGACGTGCTGTTCGCCTTGGACGCCATCTCCCGCGCCACCGCCCAGCAACCCGACTCGACGAGGTGACCAGATGAGCAGTACCAACATCCAAGGTGCGGCCGGCAAGCTGACCGTGTGCAACCACTCGTGGAGCCGGACGGGCCTTTACAGCGCCG